CGGAGCTCGTCAGGGAGGTCTTTGTCAAATGCCATGGGTTGTTACCTTCTGCCGCGCCGCCTGGCGAGCACTATCCAATCGGGTGCGATCGCCGCATCCGTCGCTGCCTTACCGCCGAATGTCCCGCAACGCCGCGCACCATAGCCATCTGCTGACAGCCGAGTGATGATCCCAACCGGATGGGTGCTGCCGCCGCTCGATGCCGTCTTGCCGCTGTAATCACCCGCCCGCCTTGCCCCGTAGCCGTCTGCCGACAGCCTGGTGAGCACGCCGACTGGGTGGGTGTCGGCGGTTGTTGTCTTGCCCGCAAACGATCCGGTACGACGGACCCCGTAGCCATCGGAGCCAAGGCGCGAGACTGCCATTTATGTCACGCTGCCGGTGTCTCCCGATGCCGGAGCGGTCGTCAGGGCGGTGACGGTCAGCACGCCTCCGCTGGTGTTTGCCGTGATGTCGGTTGCCTGCCCTCGAAGCGCCGCCGTCGTCGTGTCTGCGTCCCACGTCAGGATGCGTCCCTTGAGTTGGTCGGCCACCGTCACGGCCGGCGTGATGGCGCTCGTCGGGATGCTGGTTGTCGTCGGTGTACCGCTTGCCGTGATCCGTGCGATTGCTCTGGTTGTCTTGGCGATGTTCGCCGCGCTGGTGGCGTCGCCATTGAGTGCCAGCACATCCACCTTCATGTTGCCGCTTGAGAGCGCCGCGGGGATCCTGGTCTGAATGTCGTCCAGGTCCGCCTGGATCGTCGTCAGTGCGCCGGCATTTGGCAGGGCATCGGTCACGGCCTTGATCGCTGCAATCTCCGTGTCCAGGTACCCAGCGACCACCGCCAGGTTCGACGCAGTGGCCAGCGTGGCGATCTGCGTGTCCAGGTTGGCCGACGCCATTCCAACCGCGCTGCGCGTGGCTGCCGCGTCCAACGGCGCCGTGTAGCCCGCGCTGGCCAGGCGACTGGAGACCGTCGCGTTCAAGTTGGTGCCCAGGATGTAGCCCGCCTGGCCCGCGCTGTACGCACCGGGCAGTGCAGTGATCCACGGGTCACCGGCCGCTCCGGCAGCGCCCAGGGCCTCGCCCGTCGAGCCGCTCACCACGTGGCCGGACAGGATCTCGTCCCAGACCTGGTCCGCGATCGTCGCGTTGGTCAGGCCGGTGACGCTGCCCACGGCGCCGGTAACGCTTCCGACCGCCCCAGACACCGCGGCCACTGTCAGCCCCGTCCCCAGCGACACGCCGTTCATTACCGACTTGCCAACACTCAGCGCCACCGTGAAGTCGCCAGCCGTGGTATCGGTCCAGATTGCAGTAGCCATCTCTGCACCGAAGTCTGCCGCCGTGCCCGCAGCCGTCAGCCAGTTGGCCGGGATTGTCGGCAGGTTCGTCAGGTTTGTCACCGTGGTAATCGTGCCCGCCGTGATGTTGGTCGGGCTGGCGATGCTGCTCGGGAACGTCACCCCAGCCGCCGCCGTCACAGCCTGCGTCTTGATCGTCTCGACGTCCACCTTCTGCGTCGTGGCGATAGTCGTACCAGTCAGGGCCACCGCGGTCGTCGGGCTTCCCACGTTCGCCCAGTCCACGCCGGCCTCGCCGCCTGCAGAAACATCCAGCGACCGTCCGCTGACAGTCGGGTAGGCCAGGTCGTCAGCCAGGCGCGCGGTCACGTTGAACAGCACATCGGTCGGGTCTGCCGCCGTCCCCGTGGCGTGCAGGATCAGCGGCCCGAGCGTGTTGTTGTCCGTCGCATTGCCAGCCACTTTGTACCAGCCGCTGCCAATCTCCGTCACCGCGCCCGCGGCCGCGCCGAACGCACCGCCGGCTTTGCTGAGTGTCACTGTTGGCGACAGGCCCGTCTTGCCGGTAACGTGGTCGGTGCTGTCCACCATCAGAAAGACCAGCGGGTACGTCGTCGTCGACTGCTTGATATCGATGGTCACGCGACCCTCCTGCTACCGGCGCGTGCGCCGCTGATTGTTCTTGACCGGAAAAGAGTAGAGCCGCCGCCACCCGCCGCGGCTGCAATCCGCGCCTTGCGGGGTAAAGAGGCGAATAGCGGCCACGGGTTTTGCGTCAGTACCTTTGCATACGCGTCTGTTGGCATCGGCATCGAAGCAATTGCGCCGAGATTGAACGTCGAATCGTGCCCAATTCCGGTAGACGAGTATGACCCGTACCTGCCCCACGTTGTCGTACCACTGCCAGCACTTCTACCGATGCCAAGGTTCACATCGACGAATACTTGTCCATCAACCCACATCTTGACGAAATTCCCGTCCCAGCAAAGCAGGAACGTGTGATCGCCAACGGATGAAGTGAGCGTGCTGTCGTTGCTGGACAGTGCCAACGCTCGCCATTTATTGCCAGAGATCAAACCAATGGCGAGCGATTGGCCGGACCCGCCCGCGCCGCCATCCCCAAAGAAGTACCGTGTAGTCGCCGCGCCCGTGTTCTTGACAACGCCCAGCACGGCCAGCGGTGCGGACGTTGCAACATACGCGCTGATGTCGCCCGAGCCGGTCAGTGCGGCTGCGGTTGTCGTGCAGTTCCAGGCGGATGAAGATATTTTTAAGTCGGCATTGGGCGTCCAGACGTTTGACCCCTTGGCAACGTCATACGTTCTTCCGCCAACAATGACAGAAACGCACCCAGCACCGAAAGGGGTCGATCTGTCTATCCCTACGGCTATTTCTGGCTGTCTGCGCCAGGGGGTTCGCTGGTTGCTGCTCATGTCAAGCCCTGAGCAAAGAGATTACGTTCCGACAGATGTGATGTCCGCGCGGTAGACGTTGCCAGAGGTCAGCGCGACACCGAGGTCATTCTTGACGACGACCTTCATGTAGCGGGCAATCGGCAGCCCTGCAATCGAGAAGAACTTTCGGTGGTCGTTGGTGTCCACTGTCGGGCATGATCCGAACCAGTGCAGATCGCCCTCCTCGGTCGTCGTCGTGCCGCTCTCTGGTCCCGATCCCCAGTTCGTGTTGTCCAGGCTGAACTTTGCGAACAACACCAGTTGCTTGTTCCCTGATGGCGTACCGTTGGCGTTGGCCTCGATCTCGAATGTCACGTCCTCGGGGATCGTCGCGCCGAGGTCAATCGCAGACGAGCAGACATAGGTGCCACTGGCAAGCGTTCCAAGCGCCAGGACGGCGCTGGATCGCGTGCCTTGCGCGTTGGTGAAGATCGTTGTCATGGTCTATTACGGCAAGTTGATCGACTGCACCACGTCGTCGTTGGAGAGCGGGCCTTCCCAGGCGAGCTTGAGCGCCGTGACGTTATTGGTCGTTGCGGTGTTGCTGCCACCGAGAATCGCCTCAGCCCGGGTGATGTTGCGCAACCCGGCGCCGGTAAGGATCTTCTCGGCGTCACTACCGGCCGTCGCGTTGCCCCAGACGTCCGTGATCCACTTGCGCACAGCGTTCGCGCTGTAGTCGCGCGGGTAGCGCATGAAGGCGTGCAGGTAGCTGTCGCGCTTGCCGGCCTGCGTGATGTTGTCAAAATTCGCCCAGGGCGTGGCCTGGTCGGACTCGCGCGGATCGACGTTGGTACGCCATGCCTTGGCGGCCGGGCTCTTGTCCATATTGAGCCAGTCGGCCATCGCGCCGGTCGCGCCAGAGTCGCGCAGCGCCACGAAGGCTGGGTCGGTTTCGGCCAGAATGGCGGCCTTGAGAACGGCACGCTGTTGGTTGTTCTTTGTCATCTCATTCTCCAATCTTGAACTGCGCCTTGATCTTGTCCAGGGCCTTGGTGAGCTTGTCCAACTCAGCCTGGGAGACTTTGGCCTTGGACTCGAGGTCAGCCACCTCTGCGGTCAGCGCGGACTTCTGGACAGCCAGGTCGGCCAGGGCCTGCTCGGCGGATTGCACCGATGCGGTCGCCCGGGCCGTCATCTCGGCCGCCTGGACCTCGGCTTTGGCGATCAGGTCGTTGGCCTGCTGACTTGCAGCTGCCTGCGCGTCGGCCAGGATGGTCTCGGCCTTGGCTTTGGAATCGGATTCCAGTGCTTCTGCCCGCTCCTTTGCAGCCGCCACCGCCTTCTTGCCGCTGGCCTTGGCGTCGGCGAGCTCTGCCAGGGCGGTTTCGCGCTCGGCCACAGCGGCATCCCGGGCCCGGATCGCCTCGGCTGTCGCGCCCTCCATGGAGCCGATCGCCTCGATGTCGTCGGCGGCCTGGATCAGGCCCTTCATGAAATTGGCCACCTTGCGCAGTTGCTGCGCCGTCTCTTGCTTGTTCATCGTGTCCTCACTTGCGCATGGGTTGCTGACGGCGCGCGATCAGGCTGATCGTGACCGTGGTGACACCTACCGATGCCCGCGGCCGGGCCAGTTCGGTCATCTCGATGACTTGCTCCAGGGCGTCGGCCGTCTTGCTGATGGCGTTGGTCTGCGCGTCAGTCAGGGTGGCGTAGGTCGTGCCGCCGTCGTTGGATCCTTCAAACAGCACCGTGCCACCGTCCCATGTGCCGACGAACTGCACGGAGCGGTCGGCCCACTGCGCAAACGGAATCGGGGCGCCGTCGTCGGTGCCGGTCAGCACCCAGGTGTACTTGAGCACTGAGCCGTCTCGTGGCTCCAGTTGGGTGATGGTGGGTGCGATGGTTCTCGTTGCCATGGTGTAGTCCTTCTATCTTGGTCAGAGCACGCCCATTCCGGGGACGCTGGGCTGGAATGGGGCGATGCGTGGTTGTTGCCTGCCGGCCTGCTGGATTGCCTGGATGCCGCCTGACTCCATCGCGGCGTATTGCAGCGCGTCGTGGCAGTTGGAAACTAAAACGCCCGCCGCGTAGAAGCAGTGGGCGTCTTGGATGGTCAGGTCAAAGACCTCTTTTTGACCGACTAAGCTGGACCTTCGCACAAGGTGGACTGCACGTCTTTGTCCTTGCGTACTTGTTGACCGTGAACCCGTTGCCGCAGACGCTGCACATGCGATGCTCGTCGTCGATGCCGCTTGCCCTTCGCGCCGCTGATTGACACGCAGCAGAGCAGAACCCGCGCTTCGCAGTGCCGACCAGAGCCGAGAAAGCGCCTCCGCAGTGGGTGCACCGCAGGTCTTCGCTTTTCCTGTCTTCCCACGTGCGCTTACCGTGGTCTTTGTGCCACTGCTTTCCTGCATCGGAGCCATGCCAAGCCGATGCAGCAGGTCGAATGACCTCCATGTGAACCCGCGCCTCTTCTGACCCCTTGGGAAGCCGTTTTCGTCCATGGTGGCTGGCATGTTCAGCCTTGGTAAGGCACTCCAGATTGCCGATGACATTGTTACTTTTGTCATCGTCGGCATGATGAACGTCGTGGCCTGGAGGGATCGGCCCATTGTGGAAAATCCAAACCGCTCGATGGATGTAAACACCATCGTCCGACTTGAAGTAGCCACGCGGCTTGCGATAGTAGCGAGTGCCGTTGAAATCTTGCGGCGGGTATTTGGCCGGTCTTCCCATTCATTTTCTCCGATGGTTTGCAATACGTCACTGTACTGCAATTCATCGGCTCGAACTTGATTCCCGCCTACAAAAAACGGGTGGTCTCCAGTGCACTCCGCCTGGCGTCCGTGGCTGAACTCAAGCGCCACCGTTGCATCCACCAGGCGACTCATGGTGGCCAATACTTCACGGGGACCGTCCGGTGTCAGAACAAGATCCCCAACCGTCAGCGTTTCGATGCCGCGTTCGCCGTGAGGTGTGGCGACCATGGTGCCCGCCACAAAACAGTGGCTGTACTTGTTCTTCGCCGGCTCGTCGGTGAACCGCTCCTCGCCCGTCACCTTGATGCGGCGGTACTTGTAGCCGCCGTTGAAGCCCTTGCGCAGCACCCCGCAGGCCGTGTCCAGCAGGAACATCGGCTGGCCGGATGCCAGTTTGGACAGGAACCACGCCACGGCGCCGCGCCTGGGCAGCCAGTTGTTGGACTTGGCCGCCCGGATCTTCAGCTTCTTGGCCCGCGCCTCCTGGAAGCAGGATTTCTCGTCCGACTGCGCGCGCTGGTCGCCGGCCGGGTCGCCGATCAGGATGATCATGTCGTCCTTCTTGTTCCACCAAGCTGGGTAGTTGGTGATCAGGTACGGGATCAGCGCATCCTCGAGGAACTGCCGAAATCCCATGTCCTCGGCGCAGATCTCATCGAGCACCAGCAGCCGGCCACGGGCGTCGCTCTGGGTGATCACCGCCGCCGGCGTCAGCCCGAAGTCCACGCCGATCACCAACTTGACCCCCTGCACCGGGTAGATCTCCTTGGTGTGCAGGCTGTCGTTCCACTCGGGGTACACCGGCTTGCCGTCGTGCACCGTGCCGTACTGGCCCTTGACGTAGACCTTGATCCACTCCGATGTCTTGCCGGCCTTCAGCCGCTCGTAGTACATGTGCCCGCGCGCGCGGCGCTGCGGATGGCCACACGGCAGTTTCATGGTCTCCGGGGTCTGCAGCAGCCAGTCCAGGTTCTCTGCTTCCTCCGAGTCGCCAGCTGGTTGCGAGAAGAACTTAAACTCCGGCGGGCAGTTGGTCTCTGCCAGGTCGTACCACCAATGGTCGTCGTCCGGGCTGTTTGTGTCCATGATCACGCCAGACCACGTGGCGCCGCCATCCTCGGCCCGTGGATACCGACCGACCCGGCCTGTCAGCGCGTCCAGGATCGCCTTGGGCTGCTCCCTGGCCTCATTCATCCAGCCGAACGTGATGTCCAGCGACAGCAGCTTCTTGACGTGCTCAGGCCGGTCCAGGGCCAGGAACATCATCTCCAACTCGACCTTAGTGCCGTCTTCTGCCTCCCAGCGGCACATCTGCACGATCGGGGCGCCGTGCACCATCTTGCCGAACCGCTCCTCCGGGAACCAGTCCAGCCAGGTCTTGATGGTCGTGCTGGTCAGTTCGCCGTACGTGTTTCGCGTCACCAGACCGCGGGACTTGCGGATGCCATCCTTGTTGGCGCGCTGCTCGAGGGCCCGGGTCCAGAGTTCCCAACAGCACCCCACCGACTTTCCAGATCCGAACGGTCCGCGGATGCCGCGCACCAGGGCGTTGCTGGCGTGAAACTTCGACAGGGTGGCAGACGGTGTGTACTCGATCACCCGATCGCCGCTCATGACCTGACGGGGATGTTGGCCCGGTAGCTCACCGATCCCTTGACCGAAGCGTCAACATGCAGCTTGTCGTTGAACAGGCTCAGGTGCCGGCACAACTTGTCCAGGCTGGCATCCTTGGAGTGGAACTTGACCTCCAGGCCTTCCTTCGTCTCCTTGATGCCGGCAAACAGCGATGCGGCGCCCGCGGACAAGTTGCGGGTGTCGTGAACGACCGTGCGGCCCACCCCGTCACCTCCGCACTCCGGGCAATCCGGGTTGGGCTCGCGGTTCTTGTGAAAGCCCTTGCCGCCTTCTGGCTGGAACGGCGGCGGGCGCTTCTCAATGGCCAGGGTCTTGCGCGCATGATCGTTCGCGCGCTTGGCGTCATCGAACTCGCGGTCGGTGCGCTGGTACCTGAAATCCTTGCCCCAGCAGTACCGGCAGCAGCCCACTTTGTGCTCCACCAGATCCCGCGGGTCGGCCGTCGCGATGTTCCAGATCTCGGTCAGGACGCGCTCTGCGGTGATGCCGGCCTGCTCTCCGACCTTTTTCTGGGCATCGGAAATCGCCCCTGCAATGACAGGTTTTGACAGGTTTTCGGCCCCTGCCTGCCTTGCCGTCTTCTTGCTGTAGCCGGCGCGGATGGCTGCCTGCGTGGCATTCAGGTCGATCAGGTATTCCTGAACGAATCGCTGCTGCCTGGCATTCAGTTCGCCTTCCTTTGCCACACTCAACCCCTCACAACCTCGATGCGCCGGTCAGCCAGGTGGGCGAGCGATGCTGCCTTGATGGCGTTGAGCTCGTCAGGGGTCTTGACCAACCGCGGCTCAACGTCCTGGATCTGGCGGTGCTGGGCTTCCTGGGCCTCGAGCGCGTCGCCGGTCTGGATCACCTGGTGGATGCCATCCAGCCAGTTCAGGACCATGTTGGCGGTCTTGTGGGCGTTGGATTCCGGGTTGAACCCGCCTTCCAGATTGATGGTCATGCCGACTTGGCCGTCGACGTCTTCGAATGTCAGGGTGACTTTGGACATCAGCGCGTCTCCATCTGGTCGTAGCCGGCCTTGAAGTCGCCCATGGCCTGCTCCTGCTTGCCGCCAGACTTGATGATCTGCAAGGCGATGGTCAGGGCTTCCTTGACGTCGCGGGCGGGCTTCATGCCGGGCTCAGGGGCGCCTTCGGCGCCTTCCATGGCCTCACCCTGGGGTTCAGGGCTCTCCATGCCGACTTGGAATGTGCCGTCGGGGTAACACTCGATGCAGACCGTGAAGCTCTCGGCCTCGGGCTTCTCCATCATCTGGTCGCCGGGGTTGGCCTGGGGTGGTTGCATCATTTCCATGGGTGTCTTTCTGTTTGCGCGCCCCCGTGCCGCAGAAATCGGGGGAGCATCCCGGCGACTGCGATCCGTCCCGTGGCGTGCTGCCGGCGTTATTGAATGGCCACATGGCCGGCTCTGGCGTCACCCGAATGCGCCGGTCTGCCGCGCCCTGGCGGGCTGAATGGCAACTGCTGGTGCAGGGTCGGGGTTCTGGAGGCCCTGGCTGGACTTGAACCAGCGACTTAGTGGACTGCTGGGCCCACTGCTCTGACCGACTGAGCTACAGGGCAGGAAAGGATCTTGGTGGCCGGCGCTGATCCCCGGCTTGCCGCTTTCGCTGTTTCATGGAGCCTTCGGGCCGGCATGTCCAATCGCGCGCATCAGCACTGCGCATTCACCAAGAGTCTGCGCCATAGGCCGGAAAACCGGACTCACCCTCCGCGTCTGGGTGCATGGCGCAGGCTCTTGGAATCCACGAAAAAAGCCAGCACTCAAGGCTGGCTTTGATGGCTTGGTGGCACGAATCCACCCATAACATACGGAACGGACTATATTGTGGGCCTAAAAAAAAGTCAAGCCGTCGAACTTTCTGTGCTTCTTCAGGTTCTCGGTGGCCGTAATCACTTCCAGATTGTCGTGCACATGGAATCCCCTGGCCTTTTTGCCCGCCAAAGGGACGATGTGGTCAACGTGGTGAACGATCCCGGTTTCCAGGTTCATTCTGTCCCGGAGCACGTAGACCTCCTTGATTTTGTCGTAATCCACCCACTCAGGCGTCTGAAGCCTGATCCTCAATATTCTGCGCATCCTGTTGTCTGTGCAATCACAAAGTTCCAGCGCAATCAGCCCCTTTTTGGCTGCGGCCAGCTTCGCGCGCTCCTTCCACCTTTGGACGCTCCTGATCACGTTGTTTGTGAACGCAAACGAATCCATCCCCATGTAAGTGGAGTCGTCGCTGACCAGCGGCACGCCGTTGAACACCTCAAACCACTGCGCGTACTCATTGTCTACGCGCATCATGTCGCGCAGTTTCTTGTTTTCCTTGTAGTGCTTCGCGTACCGGTATTTGGCGTGCTCAATGGCATCGATGCGGCGTTGCTCGTCGTACTTGCCGGCCTTGGGGCGTAGCGCCGCCTTGGTTATTAGTCGAGCCTCCAGCAGCTGATCTATGGTCACTTCGCTCGCATCCATGGGTCATGCCTCCGCGCAATGCAACTTTCTCAGTTCGATGCGCCACTCACTCAAAAGCCATGCGTGCGCCCGTTCCAACCGGTCGTAATAGGTTTTGTGGCGGACTGGCGGGAATGGAAACCCCAGATCCATAAGTTCCCTGATGGTCCAGGGTTTGTAGTACATCTGCACCGCTGCATACAGGTCGCGGTCGTGCTTCATCAGGTTGTCCAGGGCGCGCTCCACCGCCCGGTGATCCCACGCGCTGTACCCGGTAGGGTCGACATACCCGGCCTGGCGCGCCTGGCCTTCTCCAAACCCTGCGGACTTCTTGGGGTAGCCCAGGCTGCCGGCGGTGGCCTGGACCTCGTGGATCACCCACATTTCGATGAGTTTCACAAGATCAGCGTATCTGTCGAGGATGGCGAGGCGGCGGCTCATGGGGTGCCCTTCGGTTTGGTTTTGAACATCTCGCACCTCTTTCCATACCGCCGGCCGGCGTCGCAGGCATGCATGGTCTTTCCGTTGACGGTCAGGTCCAGGTGGTGGGTGCAGGCTCCGCAGGCGGCGGCCTGGCGCTGCTCGTGGGCCTCCTTGCGGGCTGCGACTTCGAAGGGGTCGCCGTATTCCCATCGGTCCAGGGTCATGGCAAGAACCCCATGCGGATCTTCGGCGCCGGCTCCACGTCCTTCCCGGTTACCTCTTTGACCGCCTCATGCAGCCGCCGCACCGCCTCGTTCTCCTGCTCGGCTGGCAGCAGGGAAATGTGCCCACTCTGGTGCAGCGGGTAGCTGTATTCGTCATCCAGCGTGATCGTCTTCATGTCACCTCCCACCTTGGCAGCCGCGCCGGCCAGTTGCCCTCGGCCTCGATCTCTGCGCGCGTCTCCGCAGCCCACTTGCGCCCCACTTCTCGCGCCCTCTCGGCTGTGTAGATCCGGTACCGGTCGAAATCGACATGGCATCCATCCACAAGACGACCGTTCGGCCCGGGGTGGATGCAGCACAGCGGGAAGGTTTCGCGGTCGTCCTGCTTCATGCCCTTGGCGTCTGACGGGACATGGGCGGCCTGGCTGTAGCCCTGGATGCGGCAAGCCTTGCACGGACGGGCGGCCACCAGGCGGCGGTAAGGTTCGCTGCGCATTGGTTCGTCCTTGGGCACCAGCACCAGCGACACCTGGCCGGCATACGTACCCCGGCGCTCTACCGGGCGCAGTGGGGCCGGTGGAGTGGGTTCGTAGACCCGCCTGGCGAAGCCGGTGCGTCGGATCATGGTCAGGCCACCTTGCCAATGAACTTGATCCGGTACCGGCCGCCCTTGTCGCGGTGTTCCTGTTCGCAGTAGCGCCGGAATGCCGCTTCGTGCAGTTCGCCGGGCAGCATGTCGATGCCGGTACCCATCAGGCCACCCTTCCATGAGCCCTTCTGAGGTCCGACTTCCACGGCAAAGGCGATATTCAGGCTGCGTTTGATCATGGGCCTGCGGAACAGGGACAACCATGCGAATGCGCCTGTGCCGAACCGCCACTCGCGCTCTTCGATGTTCGTGTCGACCAAGATGCGCTGCCCGTCGTAGTCCTCGATCTCAAACCGGTTCTTGGCCAGGGTCTTCTCAAACTCGTAGCGCCAGTCCCATTGCGCCCGCTTGACCTCCCTGCTCGAGGTCTCCCACAGCGTCTCAATGTGCTGCCCGGTTGGCCCGTACCAGCTTTGGCGCACGAACCGCCAGTTCAGCCACGGCAGGAAGAACACCTTGTTCTTGGTGGTCGTGCTGTCGTGGGTCTGCGGCCCGTAGTGAACGTGCAGGGTCTTGTCGGACATGGTGAATCCGAACTCGCGCGGGAAGACCTCGAAGTAGTAGTCGCGCCCGAGCCGGGCCACGGTGGCGGCATCCCAACTCATGGCCATGTGCTTCTCGCGGTACGGCTGGATGATCTGCGGCAACTCGAGGATCAGCGTGTGGCCGAACCCGTGCAGTTTCAGGTTGCAGCCCTTGCTGTCGCCGTAGTCGTCGTTGCCGTCCGAGTCCAGCATGATCCCGAACGGGCGCCAGCCCTGGTCGTTGTGCTTGCTCAGGGTGAAGGGGCCGAAGTGCTTGTCGTGCCCGCTGTACCTGCGTTTCTTCATGGTCTCTCCTTGGTGGTTGGTGGTCATTGGGGTTGCTCCCGCGGGTCGGCCATCAGGCTCTCCACCATCTCCGCGCGGCGATACGGCGGGAGGTGGCGCCACAGTCGGCGCTGGGCCCGGTCGGTGCGCAGGAACTCGGTGGCGGCATCCACGAACTCGCGCATTTCGTCGTCGCTGCACTGCTCGTACTCCACGCTGGCCGGCACGAACACCATGCGGTCAGCGCCGAAACGGTCCTTGCCCATCTCGAACTTGCCGAAGCACGCGCCCGTCTTTAACCAGAGCCGAAAGGCCTTCTTGCTGGTGAAAAAGTCCTGGTGGGCGTAGATCCGCTCCTCGATCGCCATCCAACGGTTGTGGAATGCAAGGCTCCTGTCCTCGCTCACGTAGAACATGAACCCCTCGCCGGCCGTGGCGTTCATCATCCGTTTGGCCGCCCGCATGAACCGCTTGTGCATCTCATCGCTCATGCCGCGCAGGTACTGCGTGCAGAACCGGCGGGCGGCGTCCCGGTCCTCGTCTGGTATGCGGGTCATGTCGACCTGACATGCCAAAAGAATCGCCGATGGTTTTGTCATGCTGGAGCCTCGACGCGGCAGCGCGATGCAAGGTCGACAAGCCACCGGGCCAGCGCGGGCGGTGTATGTTCGCGCTCTGCTTTGGTGACGATCTTTCGTCCGTCCCTCGGGATTCCGCGCTGCGGCTTGATCAAACCGGTCGGCTCGGCGGGCGCCGGTAACGGTGGCAGATCGTCAGGGTGGCACCCGACCACGTACAGCCATGTCAACTTCTCGGCCTTGTGGCCCCAGTCGCATTGCCGTATCTCTGCAGTCCATCCGCCGTACTGGTCAGGCGCCCGGCCGGCTGTCGGCAGGCCCATGTGCGCCCACAGCGTACTTTCGGCAGGGTGTTCGAGCACGCCGCCGTACCGCTGCACCCGGCGAACCGCGTCGATGGCCAATTGCCGCTCCATCACCGGATCCTTCGCTTTGGCGAACTGGCGCAGCTTTGCCCACAGTCGGCAAGGTGGATGGGCCACCACCGGGCCACCACCGGGCCACCACCGGGCGTCGCGGGACTCGTCCCACACGTCGACACCCGGCAGCGTCTTGTAAACGCTGTCTGCACGGGCGAACAGCACGGCCACGGTCACACAACTCCCATCTGCAACCGCAGCACTGCAAACCCCACCCGGATGTGGTGGGTGTGCTGGCCGGCGGCACGGTTCAAGTAGTGGGTGATGCGCTCCATGGCGGCCTGGCACATCTCGGCAGTGGTTGGGGGGAATAGGCGGTCGTTCATGGTGTACCGGTCGCCGCGTGGTGTGCGAGCTTGTGGTGGCTGCTGCAAAGCCATACAACGTCCAGGGGGCGCCCGTAGTCAGGGTGATGCGCCTCCGGCTTTGCGCAGCAGGTATGCACCGCACAAACAGGCCATCGGACTACCTTACCGCTGGCCACCGCGCGCATCAACTTGCTCCGGGCACTTTGTCGTTCTGGGTGTTGCCGCCGCCTTCGTTGCCCCATCGTCCTCGACAGCGCGATCCTCTTATCGGTCTTGGATCTCTGAGCTTCGTAAGCTCGCAAACGGTCCGGGTTGGTGGCGCGGCGCTCTTTCACGTCGCGTTTCGTGCATTCCTTGCACTTATTGAGCGTACCGCTTGACATGCGCGGGTGCTTATAAAACTCAGACAGCGGCTTGCTGCATGTGCATTTGAAGCAAACTTTGTTCATGGCTAGAAAGGTAATGTGCTGCCGTCATCGGCATAGATCGGCTCCAGCGCGGGCTGGCGGGGTGGTGGCGGCGCCTGGATGGCTTTGGGCAACAGTTCCAGCTGCGCGACGGCACTGCGGGTGTATGGGCGAATGGTCACCACCACGCAGGCGTCCCGGCCATCGGGCTCCATGCGTTTCAGGTGGATGTCGTGCAGGAACTTGTCGTCACCGAAAACCACGTCCTTCAGCGCGTCGTGCAGCACCTTCTCGGCATTCCCCAGGTCGATGCACTGGACCGTGTCGTCCCACAGGTCGCCGTGGTCACGCATGCGCTTTTTCCAGTCCAGCGGACGATGCGGGTAGAGCTCCAGTACCGTGGCCACGCGCCCGACGATGGGCTGCCGGATGCCTGCGGCCTTTGCCAGCCACGCCACGGACTCCCTGTACTGCTTGGCCTCGGAGGTGACGTAGGTGGTGACGAATGGCTTGCCACCTCGCGGTGTGACGATGCGGCTTTGCCAGTAACGATTGGTTGAAACTGGGTATGGCAGAGTCAGGGTGATCGGGCTACCGGCATGCATTGCGGATCTCCTTGGCGCGCGCGACAACCATGTCTGGCAGTTGCCCCCACAGCGGCGGGTCGATGCCTGCCATGGCGTTGATGGTTTCCCACACGTATTGCTTTGCGACGTCGATCTGCGCGAGCTCTGCGTAGCCTTGCACCATGCGCTCGAGGTGGTCGGCGTAGAAGTTGGGGGTGGTCATGCCGGCGCTCCTGCAAACAGGTCCAGCAGGTGCTGTACTGGCCGACTGGTGATCCGCTTGGTCCACGCCACCGCCTCGCGCCAGTTGTTTGGGTTGCGGCCCTCGCGGCGCGCGGCGAAGCTCCATGCCATGCTGTCGGCGGTCTCCAGCAGCGACCGCACCAGCGGGTCGGCAAGCGCGGTCGTCTTGAGGCCGAAACCGTGCAGGCGAAGGTCCGGCCGGGCCAGTTTGATGGCATGCAGGACAGACGCCACGGCGCGCGGATCCCCATTGCGCTTGCACACCGAGCCGACACCCACCCACATGCCGCGCGCCAGGCGCGGGCCATAGTTGACCATGTGGCGCACGTACTGCTCGGGCTCGAAACCCTGCAGGACCGGCATGATGTAGACGCCCGTGCTCTCTGCGACCAGGGCGTCGTACCGCTCGATGGTGTTGGCCTGGTGTTGCTGGACGGTAAGACCGGTCTTCGCCAGGATGAACGGCTCGCACATCCAGTCCTGCGCGACAGCTGCCAGCAGGTTGCCATTTGTAGACCAGCGCCGGATCTGCGCCGCGTACTCGGCAACGTCGTGGCGATACCGGCCGTGGGTGGAGATCTCCGTGAAGGCGCCACTGTCCATGATCCAGTCGCCGACGGCGAACGGGCCCTTGCGGTCACGCAGGCGGTTGACGCTCACAAACGCAGCATCGAAGTGCTGCGCATCGCTGGGCTGATGCAGACCGGTGAAGAACCTCATAGCGGGTTCGCCTTCCGCACAGTCTTGGCCGGCGCCTCGGCCTGGGCTTTGGCCAGGCTGGATGGCTTGTCCCCGCTCCAGTTGTAGAACCGCACCTGGGGCCCGTCGTAACCAATCGGCAGCGTGGCGCCGGATTCGCCGTCGCGCTGTTTGCCGATGATCGCCTCGCCGTAGTGCTTCCACTCGTCGGGCAGGTCCGGGTTGGCGATGATCTCGCGGTGCACGAACAGGATCACGTCCGCGTCCTGCTCGATGTCGCCCGACTCGCGCAGGTCCGACAGCATGGGCCGGCGGTTGATCCGCGCCTCGATGCCGCGGTTCAGTTGCGACAGCAGCAGGATGGTGATCCCGAGCTCCTTGGCCAGCGCCTTGATGCCGCGGCTGATGCGCCCCAGGGCTGACGCACGGGTTTCCTTGGCGTCGGTCTCCATCAGGCCCAGGTAGTCAATCGCAAGCACACGCAGGCCCTTCTTGCGCTTCAGGCCGCGCGCGCGGGCCTTGACCTGGTTGAGCGACAGGCCGCCCTTGTCAGACACGCTGAAAACCCGTCCGCGCAGTTTCTCCACGGCCTCGGTCAGCGCCGCCCAGTCGGTATCGTTGAGTCGCTCCGGGCGCTTGAGCTTGTGCAGCGGGATATGGCCGACCGATGCGATGCGCCGGCGCGTGACCTGCTCCTCACCCATTTCCATGGACATCAGGGCAACCGGCTCGTTCTCGACCTGGGCGACATGCTCAAGGATGGTCAGTGCCAGCGCGGTCTTTCCCATTCCAGGCCGTGCGGCGATGACGATCACCTCGCCCGCCCGCATACCTCCGTCCAGCTTTTCGTCAAGGAGGTCGATGCCAGTGGGGATGAAGTCCTTTTTCTCGCTGTAGTTCTGGACCCGATCCAGGAAGCGCACCACCGAATCCTCGGTGTCGTGCCAGTCGTCGTTCTTGCGCTGGTCACCGATGGCGAATATCAGCGCCTCGGCGTCGTCCACGACCTCGGCAACCGTCTGCAACCCCGGGTTGAATGCCTTGTTAGCGATCTCGTCGCCGACGGCCACCAGCCGGCGCAGCATGGACTTCTCGCGCACCAGTTCGGCATGGCGGCGGATGTGGGACGCGCTTGGCACGTACTGCGCCAGGTCGTTCAGGTACATCAGCCCGATGTCGCCCGCGTCTTTCATGCCCTGCAGCTTGGCGTGCACCGTCACCACGTCTGCCGGCCGGTTGGCGTTGGCCAGCATTGCAATGGCATCGAAGATCTGGCGGTGCTCGAATCGGTAGAAATCGTCGGCAGTCAGGATGTCGGCTACCCGGTCCCATGTCGCACCGCCACCGTCGAGCAGGAGCGCCCCGAGCACGCCGGACTCGGCCTCGATGGAGTGCGGCGGGATCCGCAGCATTGCGACCTCGCTGGGTTGGGCGAACATTTCTTCTTCGGTGGGGGTGGCGCGGGCGTTCATGCCATTTCTTCCTCAAGAACAGCCTTTTCAGCGGTCTGTTCGATGACCTTTTTCATGCCCTTGCTCGACAGCAGGTACTCGATGCTGCAGCGCCAGTTCTCGTGGCCAGGGCTCGGCGTTGTGCGGCCCATGATGAAATCGTTGTTTCGCGCCATGCGGAAGAAGTCGCGCGCCCATGCGAGTGCTTCCTCGGTGTTGGTGGCGCGGGGAGTGCCATCGGGTCGGTTGGTCTTGAGCACCCAGTCCCAGAAGTCGCGCAGGGCTTGGTCGCGCTCCTTGTCCATCACGCGAACACCCGGCAGTTCAGGCAGGATCTCGTGGTAGATCGCCACCAACTGCTGCATCCATGTCGGCATGCTTGCTGCCGACAGAGGAGCTTTAGCTCCTTTCTTTCTTACCTGTCCCTTACCCTTACCCTTATAAGCAGTCTCGGGGCCGTCTCCGTGAGACGTCTCTGTAGGCGACTCTGTAGACGCTTTTGTAGACGCTGACTTGTCTACAAGATGTAGATTGGTGAGACGCTCCAGTTCGGAAAGTGTTGGGTTGAGCGGCAATGTCACACCGACAAGACGTAGACGCTCCGCGACGTCCTTGATACGCGCGCGCCACCGTTTCTGGCGCTCGTTCTTGTTGTCTACGACCTCGCGGTGTTCTTCGCGGCTCTCCCATGCCTGGATGGCGTTCTGGGCCACCACGGGGTGATACAGACGCCCGTCCGAACACTTCACCCAGCCACGCATGGCCATGGCTCTGACCTTCTTCCAGGCCTTCGAGCACGACAGTGCCTCCAGCACTTGATCGTCGTCCGGCAGGCTGCCGCCCGGGATCTGGTTCCAGGACTTGCACCACAGGGCCACGGCTGCCTTGAATTCGTCGCCGGTGCTCTTGATGAACAGGTCGGAGTCCAGCAACTGCACGACCTGCAGCGGCATGAATGGCAGGCCGCGCAGGTTGCAATCGGCCGGCGTCATGGGATCGGGTAGGTTGGTATCAGTCATTCGCACAGTCCGTAGGCGCTCTCGCAGGCCTTCGCCGGCTCCAGCCGGATCCAGTCGACCATCTTTCCGCCGCGCTGGGTCTTGGACCACTCCACCACCTTGCGGATGCCGCGCTTGTCCAGGTGGGCGTCCCGGTGTGGGTCCGGGAAAAACGATGCGTCCATGAGCTTGGAGGACATGGCGACCGTGGCCTCCCACATTTCGATGCGGTCGATGTGGTGCGGGAACCGCTTGCTGATCTCCAGCACCTCGTCCTTGCCGGCGTTGATGCACGGCATGCAGCCCACGCGACGCATGCCCTGGCGGTAGAGGTCATTGGGTTCAAGGCCGGCCAGCCGGTGTGCCTCAAAGCAGTCAGAGGCTTTCCAGCGCAGGATGGGCCGGTAGTTGTAGAGGCCGCCGCCCTGCTCCTGAAACGCGATCACGCATGCGCCTGTTCCCTGCAGCCGGGTGCGTCTGGCGTCCGATTCGTCAATCCGTACACCTTGCCAGGACCACACCGCATCGCACAGACCGTCGTCGATCAGTGCCATCTGGTACTCGACGGCCGGCTTGGTCTTGAGATGCTCGGTGCAGAACTGGGCCCTGCGGCTCGGGAACCGCCCCTTCCACACGCACAGGTCCAGAAACGGATTGCCCGATGGCACCAGGGCACGCAGGCATCGCTCGATGATCTCGGCCGTCTCCGCTGCGCTGAACCCCTCCTTGATCAACTTGGTCGGGTAGACGTTGCGCACGTATTCAGCCTTGCCGGCGAGCTCACGGTCGAAGTTCACCCGCAGCACGTCGATCTTGATGCCCAGGTGCCGCTCCATGTAGGCCAGGTAGGGCAGGTAGTTCTCGTGCTCATTGCCGGTGTCGCAGGAAATGAACCGCAACTGATCGCGTGGGATCGTCTCCAGCGCCAGGATGGCCGTGGCGGCGCTGTCCTTGCCGGTGCTGACGCTCACAACATGCATCACGGACATTGGGATGCCTCCGCACGCCTTTGCGCCCTACGCTCCTTGCCCACCTCCTGCCACCACTTGCGTGCCGCTGCACGGTGGCGCTGCTTGGCCTCGTGCTCGGTGAAGTGGTTCGATCCTGGTGGGCGTCCAATGCGTACCGTGCGACCGGAGAACGTAATGGTCGACGGGCCTGTGGCGGTCCATGGGGATGTCATATCCGCCCCCGGATCTTGGATGTCTTGTCAGCGTCTGCCTGGGTGCGGATCACGATCTGGCGCTTGGACTTGTCGATCGGACTGTTGCCAATGTGGATCGCTTTGCCAGACTTCTTGATCAGCCGGTTGGCGCTTGCCAATTCAGCGGCCTGCGACTTGTTGAGCTTTGCAGGCTTGCGAAATGTGCTCGGGCCGGTCGCCGCCCAGGTGGCTGCGGTTTCGTCGGTTTTCATGCTGCCTCCAAAGTGAATGCGGCCTGGCCACCGATGCGGTCAGCCTGCAGCGCCGCGTTGCGCTCGTCGATGTCGATGCCGATCCAGTTCATCCCCATGCGCTGGGCGACTTGGCCGGTGGTGCCCGACCCCATGAAGATGTCCAGAACGGTGCCGCCAGGTGGGCACCCAGGGATCAGGCACCGCTCGACCAGGGCCTCGGGGAATGTGGCGAAGTGGGAGCCCTTGTAGCTCTGGGTCGGGGTGGTCCAGACCGATCGCGGGTTGCGGGTCAGCGGCATGACGGCCAGGGCCTCGTCCATGCTGGTGTTGTTCTTGGTGCCACTGCCAGGATCGGCCAGCTTGCGCCCCTTCTCGCGGCCCTCGGCGTGGAACGATCCATGCCCGCCTTCACCAGTGCGGGTGTCCCATCCGTCGGGCGTCTTCCATCCGGCTCGGGAAATGTCCCTGCCTTCGCGGTTTGCGCGACCGCCACCCTCTGGCCTGTTTTGGCCTTGCCCACGCATAGCATTTGGGCCGGCGCGACGTGCATGCGCTCCGCCGCTGGCTGGCTCCTGAAACGCCTCGAAGTTCCAGTAGTACCGCTCGGACTTCGACATCAGAAAGATGTACTCATGGGCCTTGGTACAGCGGTCCCGAGTGCTCTCGGGCATCGGGTTGGGTTTCGACCAGATGATGTCCTGGCGCAGCCACCACCCGGCATCCTGGAGCGCGAAGGCGAGGCGCCACGGCTGACCGGCGAGATCCTTGGGTTTCAGTCCGGCCTGAGGCATGCGGTTGGGTTGAGTCAACGGGCCGATGCCCTGATACCCCTCATGCTTGCCTTCGTGCCCGTTGCGCGCGCCGGCCCACCGTTCACCCTGCGTCCCGCCTCCTGGCGCCGTGTTCACCTTGCCGGCGCCGGTGGCGTAGCAGTCACCCATGTTGATCCAGCAGGTGCCGTCGTCTGCGAGTACTTCCCTGGCCAACATGAACACTTCGGCCATGTTGGTGATGAACTCGCGCAGGGTCGGCTCGGCGCCCAGTTCGAATGGCTTGTCTGCGTGGTCCGGCGGCAGGTATGAGCGCAGGCCCCAGTAGGGAGGCGAGCAAACAATGCAATTCACGCGCAATCCGTCCGCGATCATTTCCTTGAGGACGGCTCGGACATCGCCGAACGCGCACTTATTGAGCCACTTGTCCGACACGGTTCAATTCCTTGGCTTTGGCGTAGACCGCTTCCATAGCGGCGGACAGGTGCGGCGCGCGTACGTTCGGGCCGGGCTGCCCCTTCGGACGCTGCCTGCGCTGAATGACGCTCTCGGCGAGCAGTGGGCGCAGCGCGATCAGGTTTTCAGCCTGAGTACGCTTGATGCGCAGATACGGAAGCAGCGCGATCGCGGCAGCGCGTGCGCTCAGGTGCGTGGCCTGCCATGTGTGCAGCGGCCTGCCATTGGCGAGTGAGGCCTTCTCCATTCGGTAGGCGCCACCGAATAACCGATGGAGCAACACCACCGCCTCCGGCGTCACCTGCTTTACCGTGATGCGCTCGCCGTAGCTCGGCTGTGTGCAGTCCTTCCCGACGGACCAGTTTCCGCGCTTGACGCCAATGGTTCCATCGGAGTCGATGACGCCGGCGCAATAGGCAAGTTCGGCTTCAGTCATGCCTGCTTACCCTTAGCCCCGTCCAGCAACCAAACACGGCCAAGGTTGTCACCGGGGTAGTGCCGCACCGCGCGCACCTCGGCATCCGGGCAGTTCGCATCGCGCCATTTGCGCAGGGCATTGCCCACCTTCGGCGCGTCCTCGCTCTTGCACTTGATCGACTGACCCAGCTTCATCTTGGCAAACAGCGGGCCGTATTTGTCACCACTCGACGCCGTCCGGGGGGTGATCGGGTCATCGGTGATCTGCATCGAGTCGATGTCGGCGTATTCAGCCGGGCCGGTTGCCTTGCGTGGTTTCACGGGGGTTGCTCCTTGTGTGGGGGTGGGGGGCTTGCCTGGCTTGGCGCCTACGTCGGGTGTCTTGCCGCGCCGGTGCGGCTGCTTGCCGCTGGCCCATGCGTGTTCGTTGGCGATGGTCAAGCGCGACCGGGTGTCTGCAGGCGGTGTCGCAAGGCCGGGCCACAGACTTGCGACCTTGGGGATCTCGGGTGGCGGGTTCAGCGGCTCGTCAGGCTCGTCGTCCTCGGGCTTGGGCTGCGGTGTGCCGTCACCCAGCGACCACAGCAGCAGGCGCTTGTTGTCGGCCTGCCAGTCCTTGTGCACAACACCGTGCTTCACAGCGGCGACCAATGAGGCAATGATGTAGGTCGAGTCGTCCACATCCAGTGCCTCGGCCAGCTGCACGCTGGTCATGGTCGTGCCAGGCGGTTGCGTGCGCAGATGCTCGACGATGCGATGGGCCAGCGTGCCGGGCTGCGGGGTGTAGTTCATGCTATGTCTCCCAGCGCACCCTGTGTCCAGCCGTACAGACAGGGGCGTGATTCGCGGCGCACAGTAGCGCCACCAGAGGCCTGTGCTGCGTGGGGGTGGTGGGCGCAAAAAACACTGGACATGTCATCAGTCCCGAGTGGAGCCGGGTGCGTCCGGGTTGTTTCCCGCAGTGCGGCAAATAGAAACTGCTTCCCTGTGCTTATCCAAACTCCACTTCGCCAGCAACTCCTTGAACACCGCGGTTCGGGGCAGGTTGTGGGCGTGGCAGTAGCCATCCAGCACGGCGACCGTATGGGCCGGGAGCTCGAAGGTGATTTCCACCACCGGCCCGTTGCGGGCGAGGGTTGTTGCCATGGCTTATGCCGCCTTGGCTTCGTCGACCAGGGGGATGGCAGGAGCGCCTGTGGCGATCGGCTCGGGGTTTGGCATGTGCGCCCAAAATTTGCGCACCGTCTCCATTCCGGGATTGCCGGTCGTGCCGTCGCGAATCTTCCAAATGGTTGTGAATGGCACGTCGGAGACTTTGGAAAGCTCCTGGACACCGGCGTGAGAGAGTGTTTCAAGCGCCTGCTTGACGGCTGAAACGGGGGGTATTTGCATGCTCATGGGCACACAATCTACCGCATTCGGTAGATCAAGTCAACCGAATTCGGCAGTCGCGGTGAATTACTTTTCCCGCATGGGGACTTCTGCTGAAAAGAGCCTGCTTCTGAAAAATGTGGACGCGTTGATGCGCCGGCACTGGGGCAAGGTGAACAAAACAAGACTTGCCAACGAGTCGAAAGTTGGGCAGGGCACCTATGACCGCATCGCAGATGGGACCAGCATTGGGCTTGAGGTGCTGGGAAAAGTCGCCGCGACGTTCAGGCTGAAGGCGTGGCAACTTATAGCCACCGAACTAGATCCGGATTCGCCGCCGAAGTTGTCGTCTCTATGGCCCTGCGAGCACTTTTCTCCAGAGCAATACCGCAAGTTCTTGACCCCAGAAGAGCGCAAAGAGAACGAGGCCCTCTTGTGGGGCAAGATCATGATCGCCGAAAAAAAGAACGGGACCGATGGCCCGTGAAGCCACGCCTCTACTTGGTTCAGTCGAGGTTGTTTTGAAGGGTCACAATGAAGACAAGTACCAAACTGCGATGCGTGGGTGGGGCCATCATCGTTTTCGACCTGTGGCTTATCGGCCAATACAACATCACTGGGATGCCGGTGTTGCTGCTCACGGTTGGTGTTGCTGCGGTGTTTGAGGCGTTTGTGGCGCTCCCAGCGACTAGCTCAATCCAGGCCCAGTCAGGACATGCACAAAAACCTTCAGCCGTTCTTGTATATGGCGGCGGCATTTTGTTTGTGATGCTGTCCGCGGGGGCGATATGGGGCTTCTTGGGCGCCAAATCTCCTACCGCAGAACCTGCAGCAACACTCGGGGCATTCAATCCCAACGACCTATTGGTGACGGCGCCAAAAGAGCTCGGCTTCATCGACCGATGGCGGTTCGACTCCTGCATGACGGATGCCGCCAAAAACCCCACCGCCCATGGCGTGAACACTGCGGCGCGTGTCTGCCGTCGGCGGTTCGAACAGTAAGCCATCATGACATTTGAAGAACTGGAAAAAGAAGTGGGCGAAATCAAGGCCCGCGCAGCGGCTGATCTCGCGTTTCTTCGTTGCGCAATGTTCACGCTCAGTACGGCCCAACTGCGCGGCACCGCATTGGTTATGCCTGCGCTGGCAGAGCAACTGGCGGTCAAACTTCTCAATAGGCCGGACGTCAGTGATCCAGCCAACCACGCGTTCGAAGAACGATCGAAGTACTGGCTCGACGAACTGCGCGCAGAAATAGCTGCCAGGGAGTCCGCTGGGGGAATATAGGCTTGTAGCCCGAGGCCTCCAGCAGGCGATCGATCGATGGGTCGCACATCGGTCGCGTGACCTCTTGCATTGATTCCATCACTCACCTTTCCTGCCCGCCTCGTGCGGGCTTTTTTTCGCCTGGGACCGGCGATGGGAAATATTTTATGGCAAATCTACCGAATACGGTTGACATGCAATACCGAATTCGGTAGAGTAACTCCTAACGCCGCATCCCGCGGTGAAAAGGAGATGCAGATGAACACCGCACAGCAAATTCACCTCGCCATCGGCGTTGCCGTTCTGGGCGACTCCGAACGGCAGCAGCGCAACGCCTGCTACACCAAGTCTGGTCCGGGGCGTCGTCACAACACCGCCCGCGCCGTCAAGACCCTGAAGCAGAAGAACGCCGGTTCCTATGGCCGCGGGCTGCGCAACTGGATCAAGCGCAAGCAGGCCGTCGACCAAGCCATCAAGTTGTCGCGCCGCATGGCCGCCATCTCCTGAGCCAACTTCAGGAATTGCCATGCCACGCGAGATCACCACCGACGATCTGGCCGACGAATGGGCCGACAAGCAGGCCCAGCGCGCCGGCAACTGCCGCTGCCACGGCGAAATGCCCGGCTCCTGCCCTGGCCCGCACAACTGCCCGATGTGCATCAACGATGCCGCCGAGGGCATTGCAAACGAACAGGCCCGGGTTGAGGTCGATTTGATCCTGAACCGCAACAAGATCAAGCGGGCGGACGACAAGGCCCTGCGCGACCAGATCATGCTCAACGTGCTGATGGGGAGTTCGCTATGAACTGCAAGCCCGGCCAGATGGCCATGGTGGTGCGCGGCGACCCTCGGGAGAACCTGGGCCGCGTGGTGCGGGTGCTGGAGCTTTCCAGGCACCCGGTTGACATGGTGCTCGGGTTGGCCCTCTGGACCTATGAAGGCGAGTTGACGGTGGGCAATGGCATCCGTGCCGAAGCTGTCGCAGACAACTGCCTGCGCCCCCTGCGCGATGACTTCGAGCCCGAGAGCGTCGACACGGATGTGCCTGCTGGAGTGCTGGCATGACCAGCGCGCTGCCGCCGGACATCACCGGCATACACGACGACGACCTCTACCGCGCGGCCGATGCCCTTGCCAAGCGCCTTGCCGGCGCTGGCCAGGATGCCGATGCCAAGGTCGTCACGGAGTTGGTGAACCGCATGATCTTCGACAGCCTGCGGGTCCGTGGCGTGTATGAGTCCGTGCTGGAGGATGCATGTTGATCCGCACCGCCCTGACCACGATCGCCATCGCCGCCGCCCTTGGATGGCTTGGCCCGGCACTCGATGGCATTGACGACCACGGCGCCGAGGTCCAACAGGCCCGCGACCTCGAAGACGCCCAGCGCGCAGCCCAGGCCCGCAAGCGGTTCGAGCGCGCAGCCCAGCGCCTGTGTGGCCCGCAGTCGGCCTGGCGCGAGATTTCCAACGGCGTGATCGAGTGCAAGGCACGCCGTGGCCTCCCATCAACCACTGTGCTTTTCAAGGAGTAACGCCATGTTTGAGTGGACTCTTGCCATCGCCCTGTTCTGCGTCCTGCTTCGCTACATCTGGGTGTCTTTGCACCGCGAGCCGGTCGAGGATTTCGACGCTGACCCGGTAGCCGCGATCGACTCGATCCGGGCGGCGCTGCCCGTCGAGGTCCGGTCCAGCGACTTCGCCGCACTTGATGCCGCGAACCATGAAGTTTCCCGCCGGCCGCGCGTGCCGGCCATCACCAGTCCCCTCCCAACTCTCAACCAAGGAAGCAAATGAACGCAATCGTTGAAATGCGCCCAGCCGGCGCGCTGGCCGCCACCCAAGCCTCGGGCCGCATGGCCCTGGCCGAGATCATCCAGCACATCGCCCTGGTGCAGGAGGTCATGCACACAGTGATGAAACCCGATGTGCACTACGGAAAGATCCCCGGCACCGACAAGCCGACGCTGTACAAGAACGGCGCCGAAGTCCTGTGCATGGTGTTTCGCATCGCGCAGTCCTACGAGGTCACCGATATGTCGACGGCCGACGTTGTGCGCTATCGGTCGGTGTGCACCGGCACGCACCAGATGTCAGGCCTGACCCTGGGCTCCGGCATGGGCGAGGCCTCCAGTGGGGAGGCCAAATACAAGTGGCGCAAGGCCTACCAGTCCGAGTTTGATGCAACTCCAGAATCTCTGCGTCGCCAGTACAAAGGGTACGACAAGCAGCGCAAGAAGGAGTTCACGGTGATGCAGGTCCGCACCGAGCCGGCCGACCTTGCGAACACGATCCTGAAGATGGCCAACAAGCGCGCGATGCTGGCCATGGTCCTGAACGTGACGGCGGCCAGCGACTGCTTCACCCAGGATCTGGAGGACATGGACGAGAAGCTGCGCGAACACCTGTCCCGCAGGGAAGGCATGGAGGCCCCCGCCGGTGATGATGGCGCCCCGCAGCAGGCCGCCGCACCGACCTTCTACCCGCAAGCCGACTTCGAGGCCAACATGGCGGTGTGGAAGAAGGTCATTGCCAAGGGCCAAAAGCCTGACGATGTGATCGCCAAGGTGAACTCGGCCAATGCCAAGACGCCACTGAGCCCGGAGCAGGAGGCTGCAATCCGCGGCCTGGCGCCGGCCGCAGCAAAGCCCGCCGATGCCGCGCCGGGAATCACGCATGCCGAAGTGCTGGCCAGGATGGGCGCCGCGCAGGACGAGGACGCCTTGAATGTGGTCATGGATCTGGCCAGCCAGCAGACCCGCACCGATGCCGAGCGCGCCACCGAAAACGCAAAGTACGACACCTGCCTCACCGCCTTGCGCGCCTGATCACCACCAACCCATAAGGATCATCATGGAAAGAGTAGTGCATTCCCTTATTCAAGGCAGTCCCGAGTGGGAGGCCTTTCGCTTCGAGCACGACGGCGCCAGCGAAATCGCAGCTGTCATGGGGCTGTCGAAAAAGAAGACCCGCGAGGAGTTGCTGCGCCTCAAGGTGTCTGGAACTGCCCAAGAGTTCAGCGCCTATGTGCAGGAGAAGGTGCTTGACCGGGGCCATGAAATCGAAGCACTGGTTCGCCCGTGGGCGGTGCAGTTTGCCGGAGTCGACGGCTTCTATCCGGCCACCATGTCCATCGGGCGCATCAGCGCATCGTGCGATGGTATCGACATGCCAGACGAGGTGGCGCTGGAGGTGAAATCGCTCAACGCAGAGTACGAGCCCATCGTTCGGGCCGGCCGGGTGCCTGACGAGCACATGCCGCAGTGCCAACAGGTGCTGATGGTCACCGGCGCCGATCGGCTGTTGTTCGCCATGAGCGACGGCACGCGCGAAAACACGTTCTTTGTCTGGGTGGAGCCCGACACCGACTGGTTTGACCGCATCCGGGCTGCGTGGCGCCTGTTCAATCAGGACCGGGAAAACTACAAGCACGTCGACCTGCCGCCGGAGGCGGTGCGCAAGGTGGTGCCAACCCTGCCGTCTCTCGTTCTGGACTTCGAGGGTGCTGTGACGGTCAAGTCCAACATCGCTGCCTTTGAGGCGGTGGTGCAGGCACGCATTGACGCTGTGCCGGCGATCTTCGAGACCGACCAGGAATTCGACGACGCCAAGGCCGACATCAAGTTCTTGAAAGAGGATGTCGAGGATGCGCTCGAGGCCGCCCTGGTGCAGTTCCTGAAGAAGAACGAACCCATACAGACGGTCATCGACGCCGTTCGGCGTCTGCAGGAGAAGTCCCGCAACAAGCGGCTGCCCCTGGCCAACGCGGTGAAGAACCAGGCCGAGACCATCAACATCAAGATCCTGACGCACTACGAAGACGAGTTCGCAGCATGGCTCAAGGCACAGAACGACAGCCTGTCGACCAAGCAGGCCCTGCTGCCGGCGATGAAACCGGACTTCGCTCTGGCCATCAAGGGTAAGCGACTGATTTCTTCCAGGCACGACGCCTGCAAACAGGTCATGGCAAACGCGAAGCTGTCCATCGGCGACTCCTATACCCGCATCCAGACCAACATGGCCATGATGCGTGAGCAGGCCGGCAGTCACGGTTTCCTGTTCCAGGATGCCAAGGCGATCGTGAACATGGACCCGGTAGCCGCCGAGGCCGTGGTCAAGCAGCGCATCGCCGAGTATGAGGCGGCCGAGCAGAAGAAACGCGACGATGCGGCAGTTGCACAACGGGCCCGCGCGGAGGCCGAGGAGCGCCAGCGCCTGGCAGACATCGAGCGCCGCGACGTCGAGGCCCAGCAGGCCCTGCAAGCCGTTGCACCCCCTGCCCCACCCCAGGTGCAGCCCGAGCCAGAGAAGGTAGCGCCTGCAACCTTCCAGACCCCAGCGCAAGACGGTAGCTACACAGTCGAGCGCGCGGATCCGGTGGGCAACACATCGCCGCCCACCATGAACCTGGGCAAGATCAGCGCAGTCCTGGGATTCACGGTCACCGCCGCCTTCTTGCAGCAGATCGGCTGCCACCCGGCAAAGACCGAGCGGGCATCGTTCCTGTACCACGACCGCGACATCTTGACCATCCTCGAGGCGCTGGGCGCGCACCTGCAGGCGGTCTACAGCGCACAGAAGGCGAAGTACCAGCCGGCGCGCACGAGGACCGCAGCATGAAAACTTTCTGGCTCACATTCACCGATGGCTCGACCGGAAGCTGCCAGGGCGAGTCTGAATTCCACGCCAAGAGCATTGCCGAGAAGTTGTCCGGCAAGAAGGTTGCCGGCGGCGAATATCAGAACATTGCTGCGAAGTCGCTGCCCTACCCAGCAGAAGGCTGCATCTGGCGCTTCGATGATCCAGTGAACGGGCAATGCCCGACGTTCTGCCATGAGCCAAGAAAGTGCGCCGGCAGGACTTCGTGCCCGCAACGGTACTCCTGTACTGAATAGGACCACCCCGGCCACTGGCTCACGTGTGGGCCAGTTACCGCGGACGTCGCGGACAACCCACCAACGGAAGGATCCCATGGACCAGAGCATCAAAGAGCGCCCGCAGACCGAAGCTGAAAAGCTCCTTGCGCACCACCCCAGCACAAAGCACATCGTCATGCACATGATCGAGACCCCGCACAGTTCTCAGGTCGCCGCCCACGGGTACGACTTGTCAACCAAGACGCTGCGCGTGCGCTTCAAGTGGGGCAACAGCGAGTACGACTACCACCGCTGCCCGCCCGAGGTGGCCGCCGAGTTCGCCGCGGCCAAGTCCAAGGGCGGGTTCCTGAAGGAGCACATCAAGGGCGTCTACCACTTCGAGTGCACGAAGCCGCGCGAGGAGGCCAAGAAGGCCTGACTCATTCGGCATCGGGGCGTGTTAGCCAGGGTTGAATGCCTTCGGGCAGCCCAAGCCCGCCGGAACCGTAACCGGCAACCCACCCACCAACCATCAAGGCAACTGCAATGACTTTCGCAATCACCGAGCGCAAGACGCTCAAACTCACTTCCGCCAAGCCCAGGAAGGAATTTCATGGGGACGAATCGGTGCAGGCCATCGATCTGAAGTTCAGCGGCGCATTCGACAACTCCACGCTGTCCCTGTTTCATGCCGCCCTGCCTGCCGCATTGTTCACAGCCGAGGGGCCCAGCGCCGTCGATGATGTGCAGCAGGAAATGGACTTGCCCGTGTCCGACCTGAGTAGCCTGCGGTTCAAGAAACTGCGCTTCCCGATCAAGTGGGACCACGACATCATCGGCGCCAAGGTGTCCATCTATTGGGGCACCGGCAAGCCTCTGGTGATACCGCTGTGCAAGGTGACCGACTTCCAGTTCGAGCCGATCGACGGCGGGCTGGTAACCATTGACTTTCGCGTCTCCTCCGCGGCCGACATCACCGAGCGCATCCTGGGCCGCACCGGCATCATGGCGGGCGACGACGTCGAGATCACCCTCGAGCCGCCGGTGGTGGAGGTCGAGAAGCCTGCACCGGCGCAGATCGCACCGGTTGTCCAGCAGACCCCGGAGTCCATCTTCATGGAATCGGCAGAGCCGGAAGCTGTTGCAACCGCTGGCGATGAAGGTGGCTGGCCGTTCCCCAACGATCCGCCTGGGACTGTGCAGTGACCCTTTCCTGCCCCTACTGCGCCGCCGCGGCCGAGCTCGTCACCGGTGCGGAGATCTACCCGCACCGACCGGACCTGGCCAACAAGCTGTTTTGGCGCTGCAAGCCCTGCGGCGCGTGGTGCGGTTGCCACCCGGCCGCACCCAAGGGCATGGGCGACGGCACGGTGCCGCTGGGCCGGCTGGCCAATGCCGAACTGCGCCGGGCGAAGTCGGCCGCGCACGCAGCGTTCGACCCTCTGTGGCGCGATGGACCACTCAAGCGCAAGGAGGCCTACGCCTGGCTGGCCAAGACCATGGGATTGACCTGGGCGCAGTGCCGCATCGGCGAGTTCGACGTCGAGCAGTGCCAGGCCGTGGTGCGGGCGGTTCAACAACGAGGAATTACGGTATGACCACCCCCACCCTACCCCAAGCGGCGCAGATAGCGCTGGATGCGCTGGAACGATGCACAAAGCACACGGACGCCGATTACGCTGCCGTCACCGCCCTGCGCGAAGCACTCGCACAGCCTGCCGCCCCTTCCGTGCACTTCACCGAAGCCACCATAGACGAGTACCTTGAGGACTACGAAATGACGGACGGCGAAGGTGGGTGCCACGCGCCGAGCGAGATGGAGCGGGCCGGCTTCGTGACCACCGAGCGCGTGCACTCTGCAACGGCCAGGCGCCACGTGCGCCTGTACAGCGCCGTCGAGAACAAGTAACCACAGGGCCCGCCGCGCGCCCTTTTTCTCGCGCGGCATCCACGGAGATACATCACACATGAACGCAATTGCCTCCCCCGCCCAGCTGCTGCTGGCCAGCCTACCCGCGATCGGCAGCGAACTCGAAGGCGGCACCTTTGCCGGCCTGACGACCAAGGCCGACAGCACCCACTGCGCTGTCATCCTGCTGCCCGGAGCTGCCGAGAAACTGACCTGGACGAAGGCCAAGGCATGGTCCAAGAAGCAAGGCGGTGAGCTGCCGTCGCGCCCCGTCGCTGCCCTGCTGTTTGCCAACGTCAAGAGCGCCCTGCGGCCACGCTGGCACTGGACTAGCGACGAAGAAGACGCCTCGTACGCCTGGGGTTGCTACTTCGGCAACGGCCACCAGTACGACGACCCCAAGAGCTACGAAGGTGGTGCTGTTGCCGTCCGCTTGATTCCGCTCGCTGCTTGATCCTTCAATCCTTTCTTCACTCTCGGAGACCACGATGACCGCCGTCACCATCAAACAGATCCAGGCCAAGCAGACCGAGCTGGCCACCATGATCGCGCAGCTGCTCGCCACGCCTGTGCAGTCCACCACCATCCAGATCCTGGAAGACACCATCGAACTGGCAGCCGGCGAGCACTACGCCGGCGCCGTGCTTGATGCCAATGGCCAACACAGGTGCCACTTGGTGCTGATGGCCGCCAAGGCCGAGCAGGACAAGACCTGGCAGGCCGCTCTGGAATGGGCCGAGGCCGAGGGCGGTGTACTGCCCACCCGCCAGGAACAGGCGCTGCTGTTCGCCAACTGCAAGCCGCACCTGGCGCCCCGCTGGCACTGGTCCTGCGAGGAGCACGAGAGTGACGCCTCGTACGCCTGGGGTTGCGGCTTCGGCTACGGCGACCAGTACGGCAACCACAAGAGCTACGAAGGTGGTGCTGTTGCCGTCCGCAGAGTCTGAGCCTTTAGTCCTTCAATCCTTTTTGAGCTGAGCCGCCAACCATGGCACTTCACACAGAACTTCCGATCCACCGCACGGGCGTGCGACTGCTGGCCCTGGCCTTCAAGGTGCAGGAGCAGATGCCACGCAGCGTCAAGCGCATCCTGGGGGACAAGGTCACCCAGCACTGCGTCGACATGCTCGACCTCATGGCCCTGGCCAACGCGAGCCAGCGCGAGGCGCGTGCGGAGTACATCGAGGAACTGCTGAAGCGCCAGCGCGCGGTCACCGTGCTGCTGCGGGTGAGCCACGACAGCCGCTACCTCGCGCCCAAGCTGTGGGCCGAGTCGGTGGAACTGTTGGGCAGCATCGGCAAGCAGGCCGGCGGCTGGCTCAAGTCGTCGAACAGGGCGCCTGCAGCATGACGGTCAAGGCCCTCATGCCCGTGCGCATAGTGAATCTGGTCGCGCCGCTGGCCCACGAGGCCACCGACATGCACGCCACGGATACCGCCGCCACCGCGCGGGCCCGGTCTGGTGCAGCCGCCACTCTGATCGGCGCAAGCCTTCGGGGTGGTGGTGTGGAAAGCGCGATGGTGCCTCGTACGCCTGGAATTGCAACTTCAACAACGGCAACCAGAACAACAACCACAAGAGCTACGAAGGTGGTGCTGTTGCCGTCCGCAGATCCACACCTGTTCTCCGCATTGGTCGTTCGATTCCCTTCACCCGCTCCAAGAATAGTGTGCAAAATCACAGTGCTCTCCAGCGAAGACTGTGTCGCCGACGTCCCAGGATAGACACAGTCGGGCCTGAAAATTCACACGAATTTCACGCGAATTTTCGCGGTGCCTTCTCAGCGGCGCGCACCAGATTGATGCACCGCAGCACAATTTCCGCGCCCCGGATGTCTCCACTGGCCTTGAGCCTGGCTCGGTAGGCCTTCAGGGCAAGTAGTGCCGAAGCGGTGTCAGCAGGCATAGAATGCGCCCATGGAAGTCCTGGCGGTCCTGTCCGTGGCGGCATTCCTTTGGCTCATCGTGGTGACGCCCAAGGAGAAGATGCAGATGATCTGGCTGTCGCTGGTCGGTCTGATGATCCCTGCGACGGTGATCATTGTGTGGCTGTTTCCCGAGTTTCGGTAGCCTTGACCCTAGCGTTGAACTGCGCCATGCGGGCCGTGATCTGCTGGTCGAGCATCTTCACCCGCTCTTTGCTGGCGCCGGCCTTCAGGGCTTCGCGCTTCATGCGGATCAACTTCGACACTTCCCGGTAGGTTCTGTCAGCGATCGGCACCAACCGGGCCTGCGGGTTTTCGCGCAGATATACCTGGTACTCGGCCATCCTGCGGTCCTTCTTGAGCCCGGAGAGTTCGGCGTCGTGCTCGCCGATTTCCTTGAGGTTCTCGTAAAAGCGCCCGGACTCGGCGGCTTGGCCGGTGGTGGTGCCCACGAAGCGGCCCAGCAGGGGGATCTTGTACAGGGGCAATTCCTCGCCAGACACCGTGGACGATGCGACCTGCGACAACTTGCTGGCCTCGCGGCCCACGCCGCCGGTCGCCTGGCCGATCAGGTAGTCGATCTGGTCCGGTGTCGGGCTGGCCATGCCGGGCTTGTAGTCCGTGCCGCCCGTCACCCAGTTCACGCCGTAGGCAATGGCGCGGGCCCAGGGGGTTGCCGTGTCCTTCGCCCGGGTGTGGCCGGCGGTGGGCTGCATCGAGTTGAAGTCCTTCTTGGCAATCTGCTTGCCGGTCCAGTCCTTGTTTTCAGCCAGCGCAGCCAGCGGGTCGATGATGGTGGGTGCCAGGGTCTGCAGAGACAGCCCGGCCGAGCCGATGGGGTTGAAGGCATCGGCGAACAGGCTGACCAACTGCGCCAGGCGCTTCGGGGTGTCCTTGAATCCGCCCATGGCCCACTCGGTGGGGATGCGCGCCAGGTTGGGGATGACGTGAAAGCCCAGCGGCATCGGGATGGAGACGTACTTATCGGCGCCGATGGGGATCACGATGCTGCGCTCGCGCACGAAGTCCGGTGGCTCCTCGTCGTCGTAGCCGGCCGCCGCCAGCAGCAGCGCCTGCATGGATCCCAGCAGCAGGCCTCCGGTCATGATCTTCTTGCCGGTGGCCGACAGTTTGCCGCCAGAGAACATGGTCTCGGCCATGCGCGCGGTACCCTGGACCGCGGCATTGAAGAAGGCGTACATGGCGCCGGCCTGCAGGGCGACCTGCCCTTTCCGGTTGAAATTGACAGTCAGGTTCTTGGCAACGCTGGCCGCCTGCGAGTTGGTCATGCCCTGCTCTTTGGCGACCTTGTAGGTGGCCAGGCGAACCGCGTTTTCCATGGATTCGTTGTAGTCGGACAGCCATCCGAACACGCCCCGGCCGAACTCCATGGCCCGGCCCTGCTTGATCTTCTTGAGCTCGTCGGCGATCGCGTCCGCCCGCTCCTGGGCGTTGGCGTACATGTCCCTGTAGCCGGTGGCGCCGCCTTCACGCTGGAACTCTTCGAACAGGCCAGCCCAGGTCGACGTCGGGGTCTTGCCGGCGCGGTGGTCGCGCAGGTCGATGTAGATACCGCGCAGGGCGGACCCGACGTGCTTCATGACCTCGACCTGCTTTCCAGCCAGACCGGTGGACTGCAGATTGAGCAGTGCCGTCTGGATGTCGCGCGTCAGGTTGACCACGCCGAACACGGGATTGAACTGGGTGTTGACCGCGGCGAAGTACCGCGTCATCTTGGCCACGTTGCCCATCACCACGCCAAGCTGGTCGGAGTCCAGGTTCTTCAGGCTCTTGGCCATGCGCATCGCCCGCGGGTCGGCCGCGTTGAAGAACACGTACTTGTCCTCGCCGTCGATCCGCACGGCCAGGACGTTGTCTGCGCTGCGCAGGACCGGGTTGATGCGCTCGGCAACCTGGCCGGTCCTGGGATCGATGTACTTCTGGCGTGGTTCGGCTGCAATGGCCTGGGCATCGATCGGGTTTAGGCCCATGCTGATCAGCTGCATGGCGGTGGCGGTGATCTGCGCCGGGTTCTGCTCGAGCGCCGGGTCGACTGCAAACCAGAAGTCCGGGTTTGGCGCCGACAGGACCATCCCGTACAAAGCCTCTCCGATCCTGCGCTTCTCGGCCCGGGTAATCGCTTTCTCGCGCTGCAGGGCGATGTTGGCCATGATATTGGCCACCGGCTTGTTGGAACCCATGGCGCGCTTGCTGGAGGATCCTCGCACGCTGAATCCTTGCCCGATGCCCATGGCGCCGTTGTCCATCTCCTCGCGCATCAGGGGCACGTATTCGTCCCCGTAGGCAGCCTGCCATGCGTCGATGGTGGACTGCTTCTCCAGGCCGCTGGAGACCAGCAGGGCACGGGTGTCACGGTTCATCTGGTCAACCCGGCGGGCCAGCGCCTGGTAGGCGGTGCGCTTGGCCGCCGGCAGCCCGGCCAGGTAGGCGCGGGCGTCTGCCGTCTTGATTCCGGACCCGCCGTCGGGCATGTTCGGGTTCACCTTGGCCACCTGATCGTTGCGCCGCTCGGCGTGCCGGTTGTGCAGGTACTCCTCGAAGTCGGACATCTCCACGCCCCGGGCCTGCATGTCGGTCAGCAGCGGGCGGATGGACTTCTCCAGAAACTCCTTGGTGGCCATGGCTGCCCGGCCGTGGTAGAGCTCTTCCTGCAGGTACGGGTCCAGGTTGTCGGCAATGCCGCCGATGGCATCGCGCACGGCAGTGACAACGCGCTTGGTGTCGACATGCTTGTCCTGCATGGAGTAGATCATGTCGTCCATGCGGGTCGGGTCTGGCGCCTGCCAGGTTGGGGTGATGGTCTTCCCCGTCACCGCAGAGCGGGCGAAGCGGATGTCTGGGTTGGCCTGGTCGAAGGTGCCGCGGTTGCCGGTAGCGGACTTGATCTGGGTGGGGCTAAACGCGATGTAGTGAGTCAGTTCGCCGCCACGGTCCACGAACTCGCGCGCATCGTTGTCGTAGTAGCGATCGGCGCGCTTGGCAATGATCCCGTCATACCCGGCAGCCTGCGCAGCCGCAACACCCTCGGCGTCTGATCCGCCTGTGCCGAACTCTTTCCAGAATGCGTCGACGCCCTTGGTGTAGGGGTTCTTGATGGAGGCATAGACCGGCATCACCATAGTTCCGGCCGGCCCGCCCCATCCCTTTCCGTCGCCATACTCGCTGGCCTCGCGCGGGCTGTCGGTCAGGTAGATCGCCGGGCCAAACTCGCCACCGCTTGTGCGCTTGAACTCGGTGAAATCCGCCTTGGTCCCGTGGTACACCACCATCGGCGACCCATCAGGGTTGACCACCTTGCTCGCGCCAAACCATTTGAGGAATGCCGGCGTGCTGGTCTGGGAGCCAGTGCGGGCCATAGCGCCGTCATTTCGGTCAAACACCGTCCCCTCACTCGCATACCGCGCCGCCCCGCCCCTGCTCACGCCTTCGGCCCGGGCGATCAGCGCCGCCACGTCCTTGTCGGTCCAGGTCTTCGCGTCGATGGCGTCGGCGATGTTCCCGAGGCCTGCCCGGCGCAGTCGTGCAGCTGCACCTCGCAGCCACTCGCGCACGGCCGCCACAATGCGGTCGAAGCCGTTGAGCTTCACCAGTTCGGAAACCGGCATGTCAGCCAGCGCCTCTTCGGTTGCCAGGATGCGGGACTTGGCGTAGCCCTTCCTGACCTGTTCGGCGGCCAGGGCGCGGATGGCCGGGTTGCTCTCATGGATCTTGAGCATCACCGCGTTCTTGCGCGGTCCCAACATGGCGGCCAGGCCGTGGTGGCGGATCTCATGGTGCGCCAGCACGAACTGCATGCGCTCGATGCTCGGGATGTTGGCCGGGAAGACGTAGATCTCGCCGTTGTGATAGGCCGCGTCGACATCGTTCTCGGCGCCGGCCGCCTTGATGAACTTGCGCAGGTCTGCCGGAGCCTGGGCCACCGACTCCATGATGTGGATGGGTGGGGCCGTGGGCAGGGCTTCGCGGACTGCGGCTACAACTGCGTTGGCGTCGTCGATGTGGACGCCGCGTCCAGAGCCTTTGGCAAACAGGGGCAGGCCGTTGGCCGCCTTCTCCTGCATGGCGGGGGTGATGGTGAAGCCGGTTTGCCAGAACTCCTGTTTGGATGACGCAGCCTCGCGCCTTGCGCTTTCGGCTTCGGCGCGCGTCGAGAACGACTCCATGGTGACCCGCTGGCCATTCTCGTCCAGCAGGACAAACGTCCCGCCGTCATTGCGCACGATGCGAACATTCGAGCGCCCGACTGCGGTCACGCCGTCCATTTCGGTTGTCATGCTGACTGATTCCAACGCCCCTCCCCCCACCTTGCGCAGCACATCCTTGAGGGTGTTGGGGACGATCTTGTCGTAGAAGGCCTTCATGCCCTCGCCGCCGACCTTGAGGCCGTTGCCAGAAAGATCGCCGTCTGGATCTTCCATGATCTTCGCTGCGATTTCCTTCCCGATTACCTCGTCAAGTTGCTTGCCGTCTGCCGAACCAAAGACGTTGCGGGCACCCCGAGATCCAACGACCTGCCCGTTCCGATTGACAAGCAGTTCTGCGGTCCCGTGAGATGGAATTTCGATGTTGACCGTGCGCCCGCCTCCGACCCCATTTGGTCGCCATTTAATGCTGTCGACCTGCTTGCTCAGGTCATATCGCTCGGCCGACTGGTCACCGTTGATGAATGCGACCCGGTCATAGCCCTCGTCCACCGCCATCTTGACGATGCGCTTCAGGGCCAGGGACAGCCATGCGTCGGTCTTGGTGACGAAGGGGCCGCCCGGAAGGCCATCCCGCTCGGCGTCGCTGATTGCGTTCATTTCGTCGCTGATCTGCGCCTGGCGTTGCCGGGCTTGCTCCCGCGCCTTGATCGCGTCTTCGGTGAGCGATGGACCCAGCGCAATGCGGGCGAGCGAATCCCACTCGGCACCCAGCTCCTGGAAGCGGCGCTGACCAGCGGCGCCTGGCTTGAAGCCCTGCTTCTTGCCCTGCTGCCCCCAGTCGCTCTGGATCTCCTCGACGAACAGCACGCGCTTGCCGTCGGCGTCGGCCCGGTCATTGACGCGAATGTGCGCCAGGACGTTGGGCTGGTCCCAGTGGCTGGAATTGAACCGTGGCGCTTTCTTGCTGCGCCCCTCTGCCTGCGCAGCCGCAAACCCCTTCTGGTCATCCGCTGACAACATCGCCGGGAAATCAGCCTTCACGGTGTTGATCTGCCCATCGACGTCGTAGATCGCGTCGCGCCCATACTTCTCGGCCATCGCGTCGATGAAGTCGTCCACGGCGAAGCTGGGTTCTGGCTCGGGCAGCGTCAGCAGGACCTCGCGGTAGTTGGTGCCGCCGGGCAGTTGATACCGCCCGTACTTGGTCTGGTCCGGCTTGTCATCCACGATGGATCGGGCAAGTTCGATGTAGTCCTGCTCATCTGCGTAGCCGTATTCCTCGCGCACCTCTTCGGGCGTCATTGCGTAACGCTCGGCAACGTAGTCGATTGCCTCGTCGACATCCCTGAAGAGGCCTGGCCCTGCCAGCACCGTCTCTTCGACCTTGACACCGTTGGCATCCAGGAACTGCGTCACCTGTTCCTTGGTCACCTTGCCGGTCTGCAGCTTCAGGAACTCGGACAGGCCAGACCACTCCACCTCGTCGGCCTTGACCTTGCCGGCCTTGATCAGCCCAGTGATGCGAATGCCCCAGTCTCCCGGGGTCATGGCTTTGGCGTTGATGCCGGAGATCTCGCTGGACAGGGCGCTGTAGAAGGGGCGGCTGCGGGCGAAGGCGGTCGTGGTCGGTTTGGGCGTGTCGTTGGTTGGAGTGCTCTCCTGCGCAGCGCCCCGGCTGTACTCAATGCCGGTATCGTCCAGCACCTTGCGCTCGTCGGCTTCGTTCCAGAACAACTTGCCCTCGGCCATGGTGGAGACCAGTTTCTTGGCGGCATCCTCGTAGTCGGCCGCCTCGCTGCGCTTGGTGCTCACGCCAAGTTTCTTGAACAGATCCTTTTCGTGATACCACAGCGCCGCCTGGATGTCGGCAATGCTGATGTCCAGGCCTTTGGCCTTGAGCATCTTCTGCGTACGCTCGGCGGTCTCTTGCTGGAACGTGCGCTCGTTGTCCGTCCTGGGCAGCGCCACCGTGGTGTTGCGGTTCTCCACCCACACCTTGGCGGCGCGCAGCAGGTCGCTCTTTTCCTTGTACCCACCCTTGCGGAACTTGGCCTCCAGCTTCGTGGCCAGCGCCAGGGCGGCCTCGGGGTTGTCGATCACCTCCAGAATGCTGGCGTCATCCATGCCGGCAGCATCCTTGCCGAACTCGTAATAGATCGGCTCGCCCTTCTTGTTGTAGTTCTTGGGCTCCGTGGCCGAGAGCGTGCCGGCGTGATAGCTGGACTCTGCCACCAGCGCCTTGATGAACTTCTGGTACTGGTCGGCCTCGAGCGCCGGGGCGTGAACGAAGCTGTACCCCAGAATCCGATTCCACGTCCGGCTGAACCACAGGTCCGCCGTGAGCGTTGAGTAGTCGCCGTGCAGGTTGTTGATGAAAGAGCCGATCTTCGGGCCGAACACCGACCACCCGGTGACGGTCTGCCTGGCGGCGCCATCGGCCTGCAGTGGCTTGCCGTCATAGTGCAGGGAGGTGTCGCTGCGCAAGATGGCATTGATCTCACCGACCGTGGCCTTCTTGTTGAAGAACGCACGCATCGTGTCGTACCCGTTGCGCTCGAGCAGTTCGTGCAGCTTGAGGTAGTTGTTCTCGATGGCGCGTGTCTCCCCGCCAAATGAGCCGCGAAGCAACTTGACTGCCTCGGGGATGGTCTTGCCGTTCTCCAGCAGCACGTACATCCGCCCGGCGAACAGGGAGTTGCTGAAGACGTCGTTGCCCTGCGATGCAATGCCTAGCAGTGCGTCGAACAGCATGGACTTGTTCTTGTCCGTGCTGATCTCCGGGAACACCGACATGTAGGCCTTCTTGGCCGCCTTCAGCGCGCGGTCGTACCAACCGATGGCGCTCTTGCCGCCGTGCTCGTTGACGTGGTACAGCACCTCGTCAGTCAGCGCCTGGGCGATGAGTTTGGATGCCTTGTCGGAGTAGTCGCCAGGCTCAATCAGACCCTGCTGCGCGGAACTGTTCTGCAGCCCCATGAGGACGTGGGAGACGTTGGCCTTCTTTTCGGGGATCATCAACGCCCGGCGAGCCTGCTCGTCCGTCAGGCGCATGATGGACGAGGTCGCCTTGCTGGCCCCATTGCGTGGGGCCAGGGCTTCAGAGATTACTCGCTGCTGGGCTGGGCTGAGTCCGAATCGCTCTGCATATCGCTGTACGGAGAATGTGTAACCCTCGGCTGCGACTGCTTTTGCGTATGGGACGAGAACGTGATCGACGGCCCTTCGGAATAGATCGGATGGTCCTTCGGGAGTATCCCGATGCCATGCTTGGTCGCCAGCGCCTCCACCACGCTCCTGGGTATATGTTGACGCTTCATTGAGACTGCTCCTTGCATAGAACAACTGGGGCGAACCAAGGCCGGCATCGGAGGCTACCTTTGCCGCATTGACCATCAGTTCACTCAGGCCATCTGCGTCTCCGAAATGCAGGAACTTGACCGCCTTCCCGTCCAGGGATGTGCTGTAGTCGACGCCCAATTCCTTCGCCGATTTTACGACCGATGCCAACTGGGTGTCTGTCAGTTTTTTGGTACTGCCGATGTAAATCACCGGGATTTCGTCCTGCGACTCTTCGGCGGTCGGTTGGGTCACCACGGTGGCATCCTGCGCCAGCATCATGCCCAGCATCTTGGACATGTCGTCCGACTGCTCAAACGTCAGGCCTGGGGCGTACAGGCCAAAACTCGGCTCGGGCTTGCCCTCCCATGAGCCATGCAGCGGGGCCACCTCGAGGCCCTTGACGCCAAACATGTCGTCGACCAACTTCTTGAAGCCAGACGATTTCAGGATGGTGTGGGTGGCTTCGCCGATCTTCTCCAGGCGCGGGAACGCGCTGGGGTGCAGGGCGAAGGGAGGTGGCGCCGTCGGGGCGGTGAAGTCCCACTTGAACTCGCCAGGCTTGGCGCCGACCACCACCGCCGTCCGGTTGTCGTTCTCGTTGGATCGCACAGCCGCGCTGGCCCGGTGGGCGTCCTGCATGTCCCGGTTGGTCAGGGAATCCGCAACATCTGCCCCCAGCGTCTCGCGGATCTTCTCCAGGGCGTACTTGGCGGCGTCCTTGAAGTTGGCATACCCCAGCCTGAAGGCGGCGTCGAACAAGCGCACCAGCACCGGCATGATCTTCTGCTCTTCCTCGGGCATCAGGGTGGCGCGGCCCTTCTTGGTGAGGATGCTGCCCAGGTCGGCCACTGCGGCCTTGAGGTCTTCCTTGGCTTTGGCAGCGTCGGCGGGCTTGCTGGGTTGACCGGTGGCAGCCTCGACGATTTCCTGCGGCGTGGCGCCGGCCTTGAGCGCCTCATCCACATTGGCGCGCAGGGCGCGGGCTTGTTTCGAGGATCCGGGGTCGCCCAGGAAGTTGATGCGCCCGTTGACCAGCCCGCCGATCTGCACGCCCGTGGGCCCGTTGAGCCGATTGGAGTCGGCCACGTTCTTGAGCAGTTGGGCCTTCTTGTCGGGGCGCTGCGAGACGGGAACCAGGCGCGGGTTTGCCGGTGCCGTGGTCTTGTTCAGGGCGGCCAACAGTCCTGCCTTGCGCCTGAAGTTCGGACTCTTGCCAAGGTTCGATACCACCGCCGCGCGCAGTTCGTCCTCGGTGTAGTCGCGCCCCTCGGCCCAGTTCTTGATGGCCTGCATGGCTTCCTTCGGGTCGAAGTCCTGCTCGGCAGATTCTTGTTGGAACTGCCCGGCGAGTTCGCTTCCCGCTGCGTCGATGCTGTTTCGGCGGTTTTCCTCTGGCGTCAGCGGCGTGCCGCCACGGCGCGATACCGGAATCAGCCGCTGGTCTTTGGCCTGGGCTGGAACAGCGCCGCTTTCTGCGGGCTGGACAGGATCAGGGTTGACCGCAGGGACTGGTGCAGGGCCTGCTGTTGGCTCTTGTCCTGCCGCTTCTTGTCCCTCAGTGGCTGCGGGGCTTGCCAGTACGTCGCTGGGTCGCTGGTCAGGTACGCCTGCAACTCCGTCGCTTCCGCTTCGGTCATCAGCCCGCTGTCCACCAGGTCGCGCAACGTCTGCTGCATTGGGTGCCCCCGCGTTGGTGTTACCTTGAAGGACAAGCGCCTTCAGCCGTGCTTTGGCTGCTTGGCGAGCCGGATCATTCAGCGCCAGCCGGCCCATTTCATCGAGGATGGCTTGGGCCTGCTGTGCCTGTTCAGGCGTTGCGGGAATCCACAACTTGTCTCGGCCAGTCCCGATGAAGTTGACGGAATCGCCGTCAATCAGGCTCCCGTCCTTGCCAACGTAGAAAGTTGCCGCGGTGCCGGCGGGCAGGCGTTTTTCCAGAGACACTGCGCCGCCGGCAGCGGCTACGACGCCAACGCGGTATCGTTCGCCTTGCTTCGGACCTTGCTTGAACCCATTGCCGGCATCAGAGCCTGGGCCTTCGGTTGGTTGTGCCGGGGCGCGCTTCGATACCGGGATCAGCCGTGGGTCTGTTTGGGCCTGGGCTGGAACAGTGCTGCCTTCTGCGGGCTGGACAGGATCAGGGACTGGCGCAGGGACTGGTGCAGCACGGGCTGTTGGCTCTTGTCGTTGCGGCGGGCTTTGGACGGCTTGATCGGCTTGCGTGGCACTTTGGATCTCCTGGTTCAGTGGTTGGTTGATGGACTGGGAAGGGTCAACTTGAGCAGGTACACCGCTTGCTGCGGGCTGCACTGCAGGCGCTGCATCAACTGGCGCTGGAACTGCGTCAGCCTGGGTGGCCTTGGGGCGAACGACATAGCCGCCCTCGACTTGGACGATGTCGCTGCCATCAATGCCCCCTGAGTACAGCCCCGTGCCGGTGGCCTGCAGGGCGTCGAGCTCGCGCTGCTTGCGCGCGTCCTCCACCGCCATTGCGCGCATGGTGTTCAGGTCGCGGGCTTCGGACTGTGCCAGGTCGGCCAGTTCCGCCTGGTCGGCTGCGGCCTGGGCCTGCATGTCCCGCGATGCGCCGATCAGCGGGTTCTCCTGCCCCATCAGGGCGCCCATGTCGGTGCCTGTCAGGCTGGCCGCGAAGGTGGCAATCGCGCTGTCGGCGTCAGGTGCCTTCAGGATGTCCTCGGGCGTGTTGCCAATCTGCAGCACTGGCGCTGCGGGAGTGTCGGCGGGCTTTTGCTCGTCGACCTTGGGGCCACGAATCGCACCGCCCACGCCGCCTATCGCCATGCCGCCCAGAGCACCCAGTGCTGCAGACTCGCGGGCCTGCTTCATGGCGTCTGCGCTGAATGGGTCTTTGCCCTTGCCGTATTCTTCGAGCAGGGTCTGCCCGAACTCGGTGCCACCCTCAATGGGCATAGCGCCAGCGGCTGCAATCCCACCGCGCGCCGCGCGCCCGAGGATGCCTGTGGCCTTCTCTGCCGGCTTGAGCAGCGCCGACTTGCCCAGCATGATGTCCAGGCCCAGTTTGTCGCCCACGAACTCGAGGCCGCCTGCGGCCAGGGTTGCAACGAAGGCCTTGCCAAGTTCGGCGCCTGTCAGCGGGCGGTCGGCGTTTTCCGATGTCAACCCGCCCAGGATCTCCCCGCCTTCCATGCCGACGGCATTGGCTGCAAGCGCCGACGTCTGCCCGATCGCTGCGAATTTGGCAGCGACGTTCGCGGTGGCCTGCTTGGCGATCTGCTCGGTCGTCAACTTGGCTGCGGCATTCTCTGCTGTGAGCTTTGCTGCCTCCTTGGCGACCATGCCTTCGGCGATCTGCTTGGCAGCGGTGTTGGCCGCGAACTTGCCGCCGGCGTACCCGATTCCGCCCGTGGCCAGGGTTTGGACCGCCTGTCCTCCCACGTACCCCAGGCCATGCTGCAGCCAGTCAACCAGCGACCCAAAGTTGCCCTGCTTCGCCTGCTCGTAACTGTAGTCCCACGAGTCGGATTCCTTGGACCCTTTGGCGATCGTGTCGCCCCAGTCCTTGTAACCCGCGATGCCGGCCTTCTTGATGCCGGTGGCGATGCCGCCCTCTCCAGCCACGTTCTCGAGCGCAGCGCCGGCGCCAGCGATCAGGCCGTACCCGAGTTGGGGCAACTGCTGAAACGACTCCTTGGCGCCGCGCAGGAAGTCGCCGCCATCGGCCTTTTTCTCCGGTTCGTCGTACTTGTCGAAGTAATTCCCTGTTGGCGCTGACTCATCGTACTTGTCGAAATAGTTCGCCATGAATTACCGCCCTGGCCAGTTGCGTTTTGGATCAATGATTCCGCCGCCGGTAGCCGTTGGAAGCGTCGGCCCGGTGTAGATGATCTCGCCGCCCGGATAGTTCGGGCTTGCCGGCCCCCTGGTGAATAGGGGGGTGATAGGCGCTTTGCTGGCGGTTGACTTCTCGCCGTCACCCTTTACCTCGACCTTTGGCGCCGGCAAGGCGTCCGCTCCGTACTTGGCGATGAAGGCTTCTCGCAGTTTCGGGTTCTTCGCCACTTCATCTAGGGCGCCGGGTGGCGGCTTCGGCATCGTCTTATCGGCCGCACCTTTGTCCTTGATGCTGACTCCCAAGTCTTTCGCCGCCTGCCGCTGCACCGCCTTGGCCTCTTCAATTTCCGACTTGATCGAGGCAACCTGCCCGGGAGAAAGCATCTTGCTCTCGTCGGCCAACTTGGCCTCAAGGTCAAAAAGTTTCTGTTGCGCAGTGCTGTAGGTCGCGTAGGCCTTGGCGGTGTCTTTTCCGGTGAACGCCAGATCGGTGATCTGCTGCTGGATGGCTTGCACCGCATCATCGTTTCCTGATGCGCGGGCCTCGGCAAGTTGAGTTCGCAGCGTGCTGGCAGTCTGCGCATTCTCCAGTTGCACCTTGGCCAGCGCAGCTTGTGCAAGTGACCCAGCCGACTCGATGTGCCGCGCCTGCGCCTCGTCGCGCGTCTGCCCAAGGATGGCTTTGCGGTTCTTGTTGTAGAAGTCCAGCTTCGCCTGTTCGCTGGCGGCCGTCTTCTGGCGGTATTCGTCCAGCGTAAAGGTCAGGCGTTCCTTGTTCGCCTTCTCGCGCGTGGATGCGCCGGCGTCGAACTCGGCTGCCACGTTGGCGGCCTTCTTGCGGATCAGCGCCGCTTCGGTGTCCAGCTTGGCCGTGGCCTTGGAGGCTTCGGCCTTGGCCTGCATCTCGAGGTATTCAGGAGACGCCAGGTACTGGTCACGCTCCTGCTCGTACTGCTTGCGCAGTTCCATGGTGGTCTGTTCTCGCGCGCGCGCCAGGTCGTCGGCGTACTTGGCGTATTGCTGCTGCTTTTGCAGTTCAACGTCCGACTCCCGCTGGCGCTGCAGGATATTCCCGCCAGCCTCGGCGGCCCCGCCAATGAAGTTCGACAGAATGCCCATGTCAGGCCATCGCTTTCTGCTGACCGATGATGCCGGCCGGTGGTGGGGCCGCAGGTTTGGTGCGGTGTGATTGGTTCATGGTGGCCAGGATCCTGCCCATTACCGTCTTCACGATGCCGGGGTCTGGGTTTTCCCCCGTCACCTTGTGCGCCATGTCTACCATCAGCATGTAAATGTTCACGCCCAGCAAAGGTGCGATATCGGGTGGAACAGGTTTTTTCTGCTCGATGGCGCCCACGATGGTCTGCACTGCCTGTATGGCTCCATCGGGTGTGCTCATCATGGGCAACAAGCCTTGCATGCGCTTGGTGTTGTAGATCACCGCCTTGGCGGCAGCGGTAAAAGACGCGAGGGTTTGTTTGCGCTGGGGGTCCATCATGGTTTCCCGGTATAGACGTTGCTCATTGCAGCCTGCTTGCGCTTGGCAAGTTCGATGATCCCTGGCATGCGTGCGGACGGGGTCTGCAGCCCTGTCACCGATGCGCTCACGCGGGCGTTGTTCTGCTGGTCGAGTTCGTTTTTAAGTTTCAACTCGTCCAGGCGGGACTTGGCGGCTATCTGCGCCGCCTGCTTGGCCTGTGTGCCGCCGCCGGCCGCTGCTGCAACCCCTCGAGCGAGGATCTCAGTCAGGCCCTTGTTCTTCTCCACGAACCCGCCAATGCGGTCGAGAATACCGGGCCCACCCTTGTCCGCAGTAGGCTTTGACACTTCGACCGTTTGCGGCGTCTTGATGGTCGTGTCGACACCGGACGACTTGAACAGTTCTAGCGCCTTGGTGAAATCTTCGTCGTTCGAGATCCAGATGGGCACATCGCCGTCGAATGTGAGTCCGATGCTGTCCACCAAGTCTTGGTAGAAATTGCTGGCACCCGCAGCCGCATCGGTCATCGGAACCGATCCGATCTCTCCATAAGGCACCGAATCATCGTACCAACTCGTGCTGTCAAACAAGCCGCTCATATTGTCACCACGCCTTTCTTGGCCGCAAATTTCTTGGCCGCGCTGCTCCAACCGCCAAGCCCGAGTGAGCCAAACAGGTTGTAATTCACGTCGGGCGCCGCCGCTGTCGCTGGCGGTGTAGCGGGGGCCGGCGATGTCACCGAGCCGATGATGCCGGCAGGAGTGTCGTTGCTTTGGGTGCCACCTTGTTGCCCGCCAGCCGATCCGCCATCGCTGGCCACATTGGTGTCCGAGGTACCTCCCGTCACTGTGTCGGTCGATACGACGTCGCCAGGTTTCGGTTCCGGATTTGCGGTCATCTCGTTGACGGCGCCAATACCCATGTTGACCAATCCTCCGATGGCGTTCAAGGGGCCGAGTGGCGTGGCGTTGGCCGCCAGATTTGCAAGCCCGCCCGCCGTCTTGCTGTTGGTGGCGCCAGCAACGATGCCGCCCAGCGTAGGCACTTGGAAATCAATCGTAGGAGATGGTTTCCCGCCGATGTTGTAGGCCGGCGTGTTCGTGCTGACGTTGGCCACCTTGCCGGCATTGGGGTCGATGCTGACTTGCTCAAGCGGCGCAAGCGCGGTCGGCGCACCCTCTGTCGATGGGGTTCCACCAACCGCCCCGAATCCGCCGGCAGACAGGCCAGGGGACGCCGATGTACCGCCGCCATACGTGCCGGCAGACAACCCGTCACCCAGGTCTGTGGTGCCGCTTTCGTAGTTCGCGTCCGATCCGCCGCCACCGCCGTCGGCGCACATGAAGACGTGGCCAAGTAGTTTTCGTTTGAGGTAGTTCATAGTGTTTTGCAAGTAATGAAGCCTTGGCGCTGGTAGCCGAGTCTCTCGAAGAATCGCAGCGTGCTGTCTTGGTTCTGGCCCACTGACTGCCCCAGCCAGATCTTCACGGCGCCGCGACCGCGCGCCCATTCCTCGAAGTTGCGCACGAGACGAAAGGCGGTCGACCCACCGCGGTGCTCGGGCAGCACGAACAAGGCTTTCTCGTAGGCGTTGCGCTCCTCGTTGAGGAACGTCTCGCTGACCATGCCAACCATGAAAGCAATCAGGCCAGCGTGAGACCACACGCCCTCGTTGTACCAGTGCTTTATCACCCAGGCCATCTTGGCTGGTGTTGGCGGTTTGAACATCGTCCCGTCGACCATGCGGGTAACGACGTCGATAACCTCGGGGATGTCTTCCTGGCGGGCCGCACGGTAGATCACGCAGGCACCCCGTTCAGAACCTCATCGAGGAACGTCACAAGGTCGACATCGCCCGAAATGGCGCCCATCATCTGCAGCGCCTTGTTCGCGTTGGCGTTGTAGATGTCGATGGCCTTTTGCTTGGCCGCAGCGTCCAAGGTGGTGTTCTCCATGATCTTGGCCACATTGGTCGACACGTTGTTGATGATCGATGCGGCCGATGCACTGGCCTGCGTGAGGTTTTTGTACGTGGCCTCCATGGCTGCGATCTCTCGGTTCGAATCCTTCTGGATCGTCACCAGCTGCTTGTCATACCCGAACTTCGCCTCGGCCTGGCGGTCCTGCGCTTCGATCTGCACCGCCAGTTTCGCCA